TCAGGCGATTGAAGCAAGTCCAAGGTCTTATGAAGAAATAATAAAATTCCTCTCCGAAACGGAAGATTCCGAAGAGGAATAACAGCGATTTTAAGTTTGAGGGTTAAAAAGTACAGGAAGTTAACAGGCCAAGAACGATAGCGACAACACCGGCAATGAAGGTAGTGAAGGTAGTGAAGGCGATGAACTGCCATTCTGCTAATGAGAGAGCTCATGCCTAATATACGGCGAAGGGATCAAAAGTCCCTCCGCTATTTTTTTATCCAGAGGTAGTGCCTATTTCACTCCTGAAATGAGGTGTAGTTGAAAGGAGGTATGCAATATGGCAATCCGTGAATCAGGCTATGAAGGCCTCGCAAACGGCATCATCATTCAGGCGGCAAAGGACTACCGTACAGCGTTAAAGAAGCTGTACAAGAATCCCAATGACAGAATCGCTATGGATGAGATCGGAAGGCTGGAGCAGTTCTTCTATTCCGACTGGTATGAATTGCTGACAGATGTGGATGGCGAATACATGGTGGACCATCTTCGTCAGGATTTCAAAGAGCAGCTGATCGAACAGAATCGGAAAAAGAAAGAGAAGGCTGCGAAGAAAGCTGCAAAAGATGCGAAGGCTGCGTCGGCTGCAGCAGTATCAACCCCAGCAGTGGGCAAGTGAAACTATTTTTTCTAAGAACATATCTTAAGGAGAACGTACATGAAACAGGGAAGAAGTATTGCAGAAGTTCTTCGTGAACTTCAGCGTCAGAACACAATGAAGAGAGATTTTATCACACCGGCTAGAGCGCTTCATCTTGAAGACGACGGCCGGACTTTTGTTATGAACGGGGTATCGGGAGCGGAAAGCGCTGGAGGAAGCGTGGGGAGCACGGCTGGTGCAGGAAACACAATGGTCCTCGATACAACTCCGCTGTTCCATCGTCAGGTAGCGTCATCTCTTGGTATTCCGGCTAAGTACTATGACCTGATGCAGGATCAGAAGCCAGAGCTTCTTGCGGATAACGTGAACAGTTGGCTTTCAGATCGTGACCAGAATTACATGGTCAGAAGTATGAGTAGTGAAGCAGAGCTCGTGGACACGGGTGTGAATACTTCTTTACTCGCCAGGGCATTTCTTTCGGACCGGTATCGTCGCATCGACAACATGGATGTAGCGGCAACGGTCCTTCCTCTTTTTGCAGGCTCAGATCAGTTCGAGATCGTAAGCTCTGAGGTCACCTCGGTCCGCATGTATATAAAGATCCTGAATCATCGCCTGGAAGCAGAGGTTAAGCCTGGTGACTATGTACAGGCTGGTGTGGTTATCAGCAACTCTGAGGTAGGACTTGGCGCTGTTTCTGTGCAGCCGCTGTTATACAGACTCGTTTGTACGAACGGCATGGTGATTAATGATTTCGGTCAGAGGAAGCATCACATCGGCCGTGCGGCAAAGGTCATGGATGACAGCTTTGAGCTCTACAGCGATGCCACGATAGAGGCCGAGGACAAGGCTTTTCTTTTGAAGCTGCAGGATGTCACAAGAGCGGCCATTGAGGAGACAAGGTTCAATCAGATCGTGGATACGCTTCGTGAGTCTACAGACGCTCATATCACCGGTCCCGTTCAGGATGTGGTCGAGCTTACAGGAAAGAGCCTCGGAATCACACAGGATGAACAGGACGGAGTTCTGAAATATCTCATTGAGGGCGGCGACTTGAGCCTTTATGGTCTCAGTAATGCATTCACACGTTTCTCCCAGGATGTCGAGTCTTATGACCGCGCCACAGCCCTGGAGGGCATGGGATGGCAGGTTGCGACAATGCCTAAGACTCAGTGGAAGGAGATCAACAGATGAATACAGAGAATACAGAGAATGCATCTACCGAGAGAAGCGCGATGAACGAAGAGAATGCACAGAATATACAGGAACAGAGCATTAAAAAGGAGCCTCGCTGGAAGACTGAGAGCATCTGGCACGATCCGGCGACTCCTTATTACAGGACCACTTCGAGCGGCATGATGTTCGGAGTCAAACCGCCAGATAAGAAGAAAGAGCGGAGCTACTACAGCAGTCATCAAGATCCGACTGCTGATGCGGCTATTCGTAACGTTTCCTGTGAAGAGAAGCGCAAGGAGCGTGAGGAGAGGCGTATGGAGCGCCTCTCTAGAGAAGAGGCCATCCGGGAAAAGAAGGATGACTTCTTCGGCTCTTTAAGAATTTTAAAGATGGAGCTGGAAAGCGGCGAAGACAGCGATGAGAGTTGCGAGGGCAGCGAAGGTAGAGAAGGTGTCGAGGGTGTTGTTTCAGGAGAATCTGCATCAGAAGAGTTTGCTGCTGGAAAGGGCAAGGTGATTCATATTGCGCGAGTACGTAGTTGAGAATGAATTTGTGAAGGCAGTTCGGAATGCAGGAGGAGTTGCTTATAAGCTGAACTCTCTGACCACGAATGGTCTGCCTGATCGCATGGTCCTGTTCTTTCCTGGAAAGTGTGTGTTTGTGGAGCTCAAGGCGCCTGGGAAAGTCATGAGGCCGCAGCAGAGGAAACGTCGGTATCAGCTGCAGTCTCTTGGCTTCCCCGTTTACTGCATTGATGACTTCTATCAGATACAGCCATTCATTGATGCCATTAAAGCCTGGACTCCGGGAGAGCCTTTTCCGGAAGGAATCGGTGCAGAGATTCCAGACCTTGAGTACGACACACTGCCAGAGGAAGTGAAGGACGTCATGGGAAGCATGGATGATTTCGGAGACACTCTGGAACCAGAGGACCCGTCAGAACTCGCCATGTTCCATAACCTGGATGATGGGAATGAAAGCTAATAACGCTCAGTGTGAGTAGGTAACGCTCCCTTATGACTTTGGAACAATAATGCAAATAAGGAGAAGGAAAACAATGTGGGATTTTTTGAATACACGAGGCGGCAGACTGACAACTGCCGTTGTAGGAATAGCTGGCGTTTACGCCATTGATGCTGTGGAGAATGTTGTAAAGACCGGCATGAAACACAAATATGAGATGAAGGCTGAGTCTGAGAAATATGGCTCTGTTAGCTTTGCTCCGCATGAAGCGGGTAGATCGGCAGGAGAGGTAGAGCAGCGCCAGAGCCAGAGCCAGAGCAGACAAGAGAACCAGGAGGCACAGAGATGAACGCAGAAGCTTATGAGCTTATTCGGCTCTTGATGTTAATGGTTTACACGCTGGTTCTCTTCGGTATCTTCCTCAAATACTGGAGATGAAGGTAGAGAAAGCGCACAACAAAGTGCAAATTTATTAGAGAGGAGGAGTCAAGGAGCCATGCAATTTATACCGCATGAATATCAGTCATATTGCATAGATTACATAAAGACGCATCCGGTATCGGCTCTCCTGTTGGACATGGGCTTAGGCAAGACGGTGATCACACTAACAGCGATTCAGGACCTGGTCGTTGATGAGCTGGCGGTGACAAAGGTTCTGGTGGTCGCACCTCTTCGAGTTGCCAGGGACACCTGGCCTCAGGAGGTGAAGAAATGGGACCATCTGAAGGACTTATCGGTGTCTGTTGTAGTGGGAGACAAGGCTACGAGAATCGCGGCTCTGAATCACCGGGCTATTGTCTATGTGATCAACAGAGAGATGGTCGGATGGCTGGTCGAATATTATCAAAGCAACGGGCTCAAGTGGGACTTCGATATGGTAGTTCTGGATGAGCTCAGCAGTTTCAAGAATTGGAAGAGCCAGAGGTTTAGAGCTCTTAAGAAGATCAGGCCAATGGTGAAAAGAATGGTAGGTCTTACAGGTACACCGACATCAAATGGTCTCATGGACCTCTGGGCTGAGATCGGGATTCTCGATCAGGGGCAGCGACTTGGCAGGTTTATCGGCAGGTACCGTGAAGCCTATTTCAGACCCGCAGCAATGAATCCGCAAACTGGCATCGTGTTCCGATACGAGCCACGCGAAGGCGCCGAGGAGATGATCTACAACCGTATCTCCGATATCAGTATATCGATGAAGGCAAAGGATTATCTCCACATGCCGGACTGCATTTATAACACAGTTTCTGTGCAGATGGACAGTAGGGAGCGGCAGCTCTACGACAAGATGGCAAAGAATCTGTTATTACATCTTGAGGATGGAGATATCGACGCTGCCAATGCGGCAGCGCTCAGCAACAAGTTATTACAGATGTCGAATGGCGCTGTCTACGATGAGGAAGGACGCGTCAGGGAGATTCACAATCATAAGCTCGAAGCCCTGGAGGACCTGATTGAGGCAGCCAATGGGCAGAATGTCTTGATCGCTTATTGGTTCAAGCATGACAGAGATAGGATCATGAAATATCTGAAGGATTGTGGGTACAGTCCTCGGGAGATGAAGTCATCAGAGGATATAAACGATTGGAACAAGGGAGAGGTTCCTGTTGCTCTGATCCATCCGGCGTCAGCAGGACATGGCCTGAACATCCAGTCAGGTGGACACATCCTGATCTGGTTTGGCCTTACATGGTCGCTTGAGCTATACCAGCAGACGAATGCAAGACTCTGGAGACAGGGGCAGCAGGAGGTCGTCACAATTCATCACATCATCACTGAGGATACTGTGGATGAGAATGTTATGAAGGCACTTGAATCGAAGGATGCCACCCAGGAGAGGTTAATATCCGCTGTCCGGGCAGAGCTTGATAAGTCAACGAGAAGATAAAGGAAGGAGGAGACAAGTCATGAGCACTGAAAACAACAGTATTAGCAACACCAAAAGCACTACCCCCTCCTCGGCTTCCTTCCGATCGCATCAACAACCGCACCCACATAGAGGGGAGATCTGGTTTGCAGATCTTGGGTGCCATCCGAATACACATGTACAGGAAGGCTGTCGGCCGGTCCTGGTTGTGAGCAACGATGTAGCTAATCACTATGCGGACACTGTGACAGTGGTTCCGCTGACAACGAGAATGAAGAAGCCGAACATGCCCACACATGTGGAGGTTGGTGATACGGATATCAGTGTGGCCGACTTTGAAGGAGAGTTCTTGAATTCGATGCTGCTGATAGAGCAGGTTACCACAATCGATAAGAAAGCTTTTCGAAGGCTGGTCGGTTCGGTAATAAAGGAAGAGAAGATTGAGGAGATCGAGACTGCGCTTCGTAGCCAGCTTGGGATGAAGGGCTGTCTTGATGAACGGCAAGAGGGTAAAACGGCTCTACCACATCAAGAGAGTCGGCAAAAGAGTCAGCAGGAAGATCAGCAAGAGGATTGAAAAATTTATAAATTTTTTAGAATTTTTCTTGTTCAGGGGGTGCCTATTTTGGCTTTCAAATGAGGTGTATATGGAGGGGATGTTCTGGTGGTTTTCAAGAACATATCTGCTTCATATACGAGGCGGAACTCGGTAACGTACAAAGGAACGTACATGATAAATGACTGCGGCGGGAAGAAACAGCTCCTGCCGTGTTTTCATTTGAAAGCCACAGGAATTATACAGATATCCCAAAGAATATCCTGATGAACCTCTTAGGATATCCTGCGGATAATTTCCAATAACAATTACACAGTAACACAGTTACATCCATTCATCGGTTCCCCTCTGACGATGGATCAGTTTTTATCAACGGAGGCGTTTATGGCTGATGAAAGAGTATTAGCTGCCACTGAGGCAGCAGCTCCGGACTCGTCTGATGAAGCGGTAAAGGCGGCAAGGTCATCGCAGGCGGTGCCTGCAGAACCTACAACCCCTACAGCTTCACAGACCGAAGCGCCGGAAAAAAAGAAGGGTGTGAGCAGTGTGAGCAGTGTGAGCAATACTACTAACACCACCACTTCTATAGCACCTGTAAACTTTGTGAATATCCCGCAGGAATTGAAATCCTCTTGTCTTTTCTGCACATGGAAGATGGAGCGGGTAAAGAAGGGTGGACGACTTACCAAGGTTCCGTACACACCGGGAACTACCCAGAAGGCAGCAACTGATAAGCCTTCAACATTCCGAAGCTTTGCTGTGGCAGCTGCGGCATATGCTGTCGGCGGATACAGTGGTATAGGAATGCGGGTGGCAGCAGGCGAGAACGGCGCACCTGGAGTTGGTGCCATCGATATCGATCACTGCATCAGGGAAGATGGGAGCGTCAATGACGTCGCAAGTAGCATTCTCAACATTTTCCCTACGGCATATTTTGAAAGATCACCTTCTGGTACGGGACTTCGCGGATTCTTCCGTGTTGCTCCCGATTTTGTTTACGACAAGACAATCTACTATATCAACAACCGGAAGATCGGTGTTGAGGTGTATATCCCAGGAGCCACAAACCGCTTTGTGACAGTGACCGGTAATGTGTTCAGGGCAGGAGAGGGAGAAGCCAAGGGAGACCTTGTTCCTCTTGATATGGAAGCTCTGCAGAAGCTTCTCGATACGCACATGAAGCGTGAGAAAGCTGTGGTGAATACAAACATTGAGCCGTGCTCCTACCTCTCTGATGAAAGTGTGATCAAGAAGGCTCTGGCTTCACCTCAGGGCGAGCGCTTTTCTGCCTACCTTGAAGGACGCTGGCAGGATTTCTATGACAACCAGTCCGATGCAGACATGAGCTTCGTATCTATGCTTGCCTTCTGGTGTGGTTGTGACGGAGAGCAGATGGATCGGATCTTCCGTTCTTCCGGCATGTATCGTCCGAAGTGGGATGAACTCAGAGGCGGTAAAACCTATGGCGATATCACTATCGGTAATGCAGTGGCTTCCTGCCAGGAGATCTACCTCCCGGTTGATGCTCATGATCTTGCATCCGCACAGAGAGATTTCGATGTGATGGATATGCAAGGGAATTCTGAGGACGGTAGCAGTAGTGACGGCGGTGACAGTGGTGCCAGCGGTGATGGTAGCAATAGTAGCGATGGTAGCGATAGTGTCGATGGTGAGCAGGGAAGTACTGAGCACAACAGTGCAGCAGCGAATAAACACACTGATCCGTCAGAAGATTATTCTCCTGATTACTCAAAGGTCACGGTTACTCTCGATTCACTGAAGCCACACAGCAATCCACGCTACCAGAGAGACGAGATCGGCATTGGTAATCTGTTTGCTGATTTCTTCTATCCGATAGCTCGTTATAACCCGGACCGAGGTGTCTGGTATGTGTATGATGGCCACATCTGGAGAGCGGATAAGGACAATCTGAAAGTTGCGGAGATGGCAAAAGTGTTAGCTGATCAGCTTTACACCTATGCACTTAAGATCCGCGACGAGGCAGTTCGTACTCGTTATATTCAGCGCATTCAGAAGCTGCAGAAGCGGAAAAACCGCGAGACTATGTTAAAAGATGCGAGATCAGTTCATCCGATTCCGATGGATGCCTTCGATCACGACAAGTTCCTCTTCAATTGCAAGAATGGGACACTGGACATGAGAACTCTCGAGTTCCATGAACACAATCCTCGTGATTTCCTGACCTGCATGTCAGGCGTAACCTATGATCCCGCTGCAGACTGCCCTCGCTGGCACAGCTTCATCAGTGAGGTCATGTGTGGAGATGATGCTTTGGCATCTTACCTTCAGCGTGCTCTCGGGTACGCTTTGACGGGTGACACATCCCTCGAGTGTCTCTTCATTCTTTACGGTGCTACAAGCCGTAATGGTAAGGGTACCACGATGGAGACGTTTTTAAAGATTATGGGAGACTACGGTAAGACCTCGAATCCTGAAATGCTCGGGTCGAAGTTCAACAGCAACTCGTCTGGTCCTTCAGAGGAGATAGCTCGTCTAGCCGGAGTAAGATTTGTGAATATCTCAGAGCCTGAAAAGAAGGTCACATTCAATGCAGCGCTTGTTAAAAGGATGACTGGTAACGATACGTTAAATGCCCGATTCCTTCATGAGAACAGTTTCGATTTCAGACCTGTGTTCAAGATCTTCATAAACACAAACTATCTGCCTAATGTGACAGATATGACGCTCTTCGAGTCAGGCCGACTCAAGATAATACCTTTTAAGAGGCACTTTGAGGAAGCTGAGCAGGACAAGGGTCTGAAGACTCTGTTTGCTGAGGACAAGAACCTGTCAGGAATTTTCAACTGGTGCCTTGAAGGCTATCGGATGTTCCGTGTGCAGCATCTTGATGCACCAGAGGCGGTGAAGGCTGCCACGAAGGAATACGAGGAAGACTCTGACAGAGTCGGGCAGTTCATGAACGCCTGGATTGAAGATGGTGAGGACTACGAAGTGAGGACGATGGCTGTATATCGCCTTTATAACACCTTCTGTGAAGAGTACGGATACCATCCTGAAAACTTCAAGAACTTCAGAGCGGCCATCGGGAAGAAGTATGAAATCAAGCTGAAACGTCCGAAGGACGGCGGCGAGAAGGTTTCCCTGGTCCTGGGCTGCAAGCTCAGAGATGAGGAGCTCGGCAAGGAAGAAGGCGAAGGGTCGATACTCGGAAGCAGCGGTAATGGTAGCAATGTCACTGAGTTTAAGAAGATTAAGGAAGCACAGGGATGATGTCACTTTTCCCGGTTTCTTCTGTGTGGAGGCAGCTCTGTGTGGAGGCAGCTCTGTGTGGAAGCTGTGGAAGATAAGTAGCAGATAGAGAGTTGATTCCATGTTTCTCGTAGTCACTGCTTTTACTTCCACAAGCTTCCCCAAGAGGTGATTTTGATCGATTTCCACAGTTTTTCCTCCGTGGGGAGGGAAGGGGAAGGAAAAAAGGTTATATATTTTTTTAACTTTCTCGTATACACATTACTAAAATTACTTCCCCAACCCTCCACATTCCCCAAAAGAAAAAAATATATAGAAGAGTAAAGGTATAAAAGTTATGGGCCGCTGGCATTGCTGCGTGTTTATCCGAAGGGCAAGACTTGTGGATATCCAGATTCGAAAGAAGAATGGTCATCGAATGTGGATAAGGTCAAAGGTTGCCAAGGGATAAAGGCAGACAAGCGGTTGTGACCATAGAATTATTTTGCGAAGGAAGGTGAAACAAATGCCGTGGAAAGCTAAACACCCGTGTGCCGAGCCGGGCTGCGGAGAGCTCGTTGAAGGCGGCGCCAAGTATTGTGAGAAACACAAGAAGATGCACCCTGAAGATATGCGTCCGGCATACCGCAGAGGTTATGATGAACGCTGGAAGAAATTCAGGCGGATGTACCTCGCAGCTCATCCGCTCTGTGTGAAATGTCTGGAAGAGGGGAAGTATACGAAGGCAACTGTGGTCGATCACATAGTTCCCTTCAGAGGTGATGAGAAGCTCCAGTACGATCTGGATAATCTCCAGGCATTGTGTAAGAGACACCATGACGAAAAGACCGGACGCTTCGACAGCCATCCGGAATACAAATACTGAACGGCAGCTTTAAGAGTTTGTGAAGAGCTGAAGAAATTCATCCGGCGTGTAAACAGGGATAGTCGATGCCGAGAAATCTTTAACATTTCTCGTGACGATGCAATCACACTTTTCTCTGAGTGCGGTTTCAATCATCACGGCATCCTCGTAATCGGAGACATCTGAAGCGAGTGCCTTTTCAGTATCAACTCCGGTTGTATCAAGGACCTGGAAAAGCTGAAAGAGCTTTGAAATAAGACTGCGTGTTTTTGCATCATCGTGAAGTGTGTGGTGGCAGAGGTAATAAATATCTGTGACGGACTTTGCCGTTATGCATCCGATAAAAGCGTTGTTGGCAACTTTCAGAAAAATGCTTTCAGCCGCCTTGTTCCATGGCTCACGTGATTGCAAGGCGTCAACAATAACGTTGGTATCAAGCAATGCAGTCATATCTTCTCTCTTCGCTCCTTCATGGATTCTTCTAATGTTGTTGTAGAAGGAATGCTTCCAAACAGGGAACGTGCAAGGTCTTCTTTGCTTTCAAAGGGGATAGTAAGTTTTGCGACTACTTTTCCATATTGTGTAATGTATATGTCCTGCGTTGAAGCAAGAGATAAGTATTCGCTGAGATTGTTTTTTAATTCGGTAGCAGTTATAGACATATAGATCACTCCTTTCGCTACGAAGATTATAACACAAATCGTACGAAACAGAAAGTTAATTCGTACTAAAATATCTATTAACCAAATTTGGAGGACAAGATCATGATGGTAGATGCAATAGGCGAGTCTGCAATGCTTGAGCAGCTCGCAGAGGAATGTGCAGAACTTGGAAAGGCAGCACTTAAGGCTGCTAGGGTACAGCGTGGTGAGAATCCCACACCTGTGACATCCGAAGAAGCCTGGGCTTCTCTTAAGGAGGAGTACACCGACGTCATTCAGTGTGGCATAGAGCTTGGGATTCAGATTGATGAAAAGCAGATGGATCAGAAGCTCAAGCGCTTCTGCAAGAGGATGCATGAGCTCAACCATGCAGAGGAAGCTTCTGAGGAAGAGGAGACTGAGGAGCAGGACACTGAGGAGCAGGACACCGACGACAATGAGTATGAGTACGAAGAGTGTCCTTGTAATGGTTGTGAAGCTGAGTGCGAGTGGTCTGAACAGTATGATTGCTATAGGTTCCTTGACTGGCTCAGCACCGACGATGACTGAAGGGAGAAGCGATGGACTTAGCAACGGCATTGATTCTCTTGTGGCTTTTGATCGAGAACCACGCACCTTGGTGGCTGTACGTTCTGTGGGCCCTCGGCTGTATAAAGATCACGATAACATTTCACAAGGACGGATGGATGCGGTGAAAATGTCCGGACCCGGGGGCGGGGTAAAATCGCAACACTGGCGGCCCTCCTTACCGGCGCCCCCTCTTCTGTGAAAAATCGCGAATTTTGAAGCCGGGGGGTCAGAAAGCCCAGTGGGTGACGGATAGTATGGATATTCGCAAAATGCGAAACTGTGAAGAATCCGCTGAAACACTGATGTTTTTCGAATGAAACCCGCGAAATGGAACCAGTAAAAAATCATCAGAAACCGGTCATTTTGTGGCCGGAAACGTTGATTTTTAGCATGTTTTTGGAGATTGGTTTTATGCAACCTGAAATACTTTCATTTGCAAAATTTACAGCAATTTCAAAGGAGGACGCCAATAAGTAAAGGGAGTGATGGAATGTCGGATGAAAAGCTGAGACCGGAGGAGTTGCCGATTGAACTGCAGCCGGACTTCTTCGATGACGACTTCGAGACTCCGGACATTTCAGAATTCCTTGACAGCGTTTCAAAGCGCTTCTGTCCGGAGTGCGGAAAGCCGGTAGCCGATTCGGATTTCGGAAGGCAGAGAGTGTTCTGCTCTGATGACTGCCGGAAGGCCTACTGGAAGAAACATAAGAGATTTGAAGATTGGGAATCTTATGAGAAACTTACCTGCCCTGTCTGCGGCAGGATTTTTTATGGCCGAAAGGACCAGCACAGGAAGTACTGCAGTCACGCCTGTGCCTTTGAGGATACGTGGAGAAGAATCCATGAACGAGACGGGACTGCGAAAGGAGATACAGATGGAGAAAACAATTACTGTTCCGACAATGGCGGAACTGATGAGTAAGGATCATGATCCTGTGAATCACCCTTCCTGGTATTGCGAGGGAGGAATCGAGACCATTGATTTCATCGAGGCTAAGCACTTAGGCTTCTGCCTTGCGAATGCTGTGAAGTACATAAGCCGGGCAGGAAAGAAGAGCAAAGATACGGAGATTCAGGATCTTGAGAAGGCGGTTTTTTATATCAACAGACGAATCTTAGAAATTAAACGAGAGCGAGGAGATACAGACTCGGGGAAGGAGTGGAAATGAAGGTCATTAAGAGAAGCGGGGCAGAAGTCCCGTTTGAAGAAAAGAAAATCCTCTCTGCCATCCTCTCCGCGAATAAGTCTGTATCTCCGGAGCAGAGGATTGGCAGGGATGCGGCAGCTGCGATTGCTGACATCGTAACGGTAAGGTGCAGAGCTCTTGGAAGGTCGCCTTCAGTCGAAGAGATACAGGACTTTGTCGAGGATGGTCTTATCGAAGCAGACTATCCTTACCTTATGCGGGCATATACGAATTACAGGGTAAAGCATTCGATGCTCCGGAAGCAGAACACGACGGATGAGAAAATCCTGTCCCTTATCAGTTACAGCTCCGAGGAAGTGAAGCAGGAGAACGCGAACAAGAATCCTGTGATCAATTCCACCCAGCGCGATTACATGGCAGGCCTCGCAAGCAGGGATCTCACCAGGAGGAAGCTTCTGCCAGAGGACGTGGTTGAGGCACACGATCAGGGCATCATTCATTTCCACGACAGTGATTATTTTGCAAGCCGCGAGACAAACTGCTGCCTGGTAAATCTTGATGACATGCTGCAGAACGGTACCGTGATCTCCGGTACGCTTATCGAGAAGCCGCACAGCTTCTCCACGGCGTGTAACATCGCAACGCAGATCATTGCCCAGGTTGCTTCTTCACAGTACGGAGGTCAGACGATTACGCTGTCGCACCTCGCTCCATTCGTTGATGTGAGCAGGCAGAAGATCCGGAGGGAACTTAGAGAGGAGCTTGCATCTTCTGGTGTATCTCTTCCGGATGTTGAGGTTGAGAAGATCGTCGAGCAGAGACTCAAGAAGGAGATTAATCGGGGAGTACAGATCATTCAGTACCAGATCATTACTTTGATGACTACGAATGGCCAGGCACCTTTTGTCACGGTCTTTATGTATCTGGATGAAGTTCCTGCAGGACAGCTTCGAGAGGATCTCGCAATGGTCATCGAGGAGGTGCTCCGTCAGAGGATTGAGGGTGTGAAAAACCCGAAAGGAGTGTGGATCACACCTGCATTTCCGAAACTGATCTATGTCCTCGATGAAGACAACATCACTGAGGGTTCAAAGTACTGGTACCTGACAGAGCTTGCTGCCGAGTGTACGGCAAAGAGAATGGTGCCGGATTATATCTCAGCGAAGGTCATGAAGAAACTGAAGGGAGATATTTATCCGTGTATGGGTTGTCGATCATTCCTCACACCTGATGATGGAAGTCTCAAGAATGCGGGTGAGAGTCATAATTATTTTTCTGGCCAGCACCAATACTACGGCAGATTCAATCAGGGCGTCGTAACGATCAACCTTGTGGATGCCGCCTGCTCCTCCGAAGGAGATGAAGAAAAGTTCTGGCAGCTGATGGATGAGAGAACAGAGCTTTGTAAGAAGGCGCTCATGTGTCGGCACAACCGGCTCTTAGATACACCGTCCGATGTGGCACCAATCCTCTGGCAGTACGGAGCGCTGGCAAGACTTAAGCCGGGAGAGAAGATCAACAAGCTCCTCTTCAATAACTACTCGACCATCAGCCTTGGCTACGCAGGACTATGTGAGTGCGTCCGCTTTATGACCGGCAAATCGAATACCGAGCCGGAGGGGATGAAATTCGGCATGCTGGTTATGCAGTTCCTTAATGACAAGTGTGCAAAATGGAGAGCAGAGACAAATATCTCATTCTCTCTTTACGGCACTCCGATGGAATCGACCACCTACAAGTTTGCCAAGTGCCTGCAGAGACGATTTGGAATCATAGAAGGTGTGACGGATAAGAACTATATCACGAACAGCTATCACGTTCATGTGACGGAGAACATCGATGCATTCTCGAAGCTCTCTATTGAATCAAAGTTCCAGGAGCTTTCTCCGGGAGGCGCAATCAGCTATGTAGAGGTCCCGGACATGCAGGGGAACATTCCTGCGGTTCTTGATATCATGAAGCACATCTACAATACGATCCTCTATGCAGAGCTTAATACCAAGTGTGACTACTGCCAGGTCTGTGGCTACGATGGCGAGATCAAGATCGTCGAGGATGCTGATGGTAAGCTTGTATGGGAATGCCCGAACTGCGGAAACAGAGACCAGTCGAAGATGAATGTGGTCCGTCGCGTTTGTGGATACCTCGGAAGCAACTATTTCAACCAGGGAAGGACCGCTGAGATAAAGGACCGTGTTCTTCATGTGGGTGTGCCGATGCTGCCGGAAGGCTGTCTGAAAGGAGATCCGCATTGAATGTAGCACAGATTTATGAAGCGGACTGCGCAAACGGTCCGGGTACGAGGCTTTCACTCTTTGTCTCCGGCTGCACCAATCATTGTCCTGGGTGTTTCAATCCAGAGACTTGGGAGTTTAACTACGGTGTCACATATACAGAAGAGATGGAGAACCAGATCATTGAAGAGCTTTCAAAGCCCTACTACAGAGGTCTTTCCATCTTAGGCGGTGAGCCGATGGAGATTGTAAACCAGGAGGCCCTTGTGTATCTCATTCGGAAAGTAAGAGCAATGAGTGAGCCAAGAGACATCTGGGTGTATACGGGTTTTCACTTAGAGGACTTGCTTCCCGGAGGCAAAAGGCACTGCGAGGTGACGGACGAGATTCTATGGAATATCGATGTCCTTGTTGACGGGCCCTTTGTGGAAAAGCAGAAGAACCTTAGGCTTTCGTTCCGTGGTTCAGAAAACCAAAGGATCATTGATATGCGAAAGTCGATGGAGGCAGGCAAGGTAATTCTCAAGGAAGGTTATGACAATGAAAACTGAACAGAAGGTAATCGGTGTGTATACGTTCTGCAGCACAGGATCAGTACTGGTCCACGAGCTTGATGGAGATAAGGTTCTTGCTTCCATCAATGGTAAGCATCTGGAGTGGTGCGATATCACAGAAAGATACAGTGAAGATAAAAAACGACTGGGAGTCAGGCTTCAAGCTCGGCTCCTTTTTTGTACCCCTTGATGAGGTAATGATAGTGGAGGGAATGGATGGATAATCTAAATATAAAACGCATGAGGCTGGCGGACCTTAATCCCGCCAAGTACAACCCGAGAAAGGAACTGAAGCCCGGGGATAAAGAATTTGAAAAGCTGAAGAATTCTATTGAGAACTTCGGCTATGTGGAACTTATAGTCGTTAACGCAGCAAATAACAACACAGTCATTTCAGGACATCAGAGACTTTCAGTGCTCAAATATATGGGCGAGACGGAAGCCGACTGTGTAATTGTCAACATGAACGAGGCTGACGAGAAGGCTCTGAACATCGCCATGAATAAGGTCAACGGTGAATGGGACGAGCAGAAGCTGGCTGAGTTGATGGACAACCTGAAAGAGTTGGACTACGACCTCTCCAAGACGGGCTTCGAGCCTCCGGAAATCGATCAGCTTATGAGCGACCTTTACAACAAGGATGTCAAAGAAGATGACTTTGATGTAGACAAGGCAATTGAGGCTCCTGTTTTTGTAGAGGCAGGAGATATTTGGACTCTTGGCAGACACAGACTGATGTGTGGCGACTCAACGAATCCGGAAGATGTGAAGAAGCTCATGAATGGAGTGAAGGCAAATGTCTGTATCACAGACCCTCCGTATAACTGCTCTTACAAGGGCGGTACAGGAATGACCATCATGAATGATTCCTGGACGGATGAGGAAGCTTTCTACAATTTCCTTCTGGATGCTTTCAAGAACGTTTATGAGTACACGGTTGATGGCGGAGCATTCTATTGCTTCCACTCTGATGCTGAGAAGGTCAACTTCTACAATGCCACAGTGAATGCTGGATTCCATTACTCGACAACGTGTATCTGGGTGAAGGATTCACTTGTGATTGGGAGGATGGATTACCAGATGCGTCACGAGCCTGTGATCTATGCCTTCAAGGATACAGCAAGGCATAAGTTCTACGGGGACAGGAAACAGACGACCGTGTGGGAATACGACAGGCCGAAAAAATCAAAGCTTCATCCTACCAGTAAGAGCCTTCCACTTATCGCTTATCCGATGAAGAACAGTTCTCAGCCGAATGGCATCGTGATGGATGTGTTTGGTGGCTCCGGTTCAACACTCATCGCAGCAGAGCAGCTTGATCGTATCTGCTACACAATGGAACTTGACCCGAAGTACGCATCTGCAATTATCAGAAGATTTATAGCTGATACAGGAAGTATGGATGATGTTAAGGTCCTTCGAAACGGCCAGGAACTTAAGTGCTCTGAGATTTATATCCCGGCAGAAGGAGATCTCGATATTCATGACGGCAATGTCAATGATCCTCAGACAAGAACTGAGAAGAAAAAGGCGGGTGGTGAATCATGATGGAGATTCCACTTACTCGCAATGCGACGGCCATTGTTGATGATGAAGATTATGACAGGTTGATGGAACACTCCTGGGCTTTAAACCCTGAAGGTCAAGGCTATGCTGTTCGGAAAGGGAGCAAACGGAAGGGCGAGCCCAGGACTGTTGCTATGCACCAGGAGATATTGAGAGTTCCAGACGGAATGCAGATAGATCACATAAATGGCAATGGGCTAGATAATCGCAAAGCGAATCTGAGGCCAGTAGATGTTCAGCAAAACGCTTTCAACAGGAAAAAGCCAGAGGTTCTGTGTACTTCGAAGTACAAGGGCGTACTTAAGAGAAAGGGAAAGAAAAACTGGACAGCCAGGATTAAGTTTAATGATCGGCATGTCGAACTTGGTGGCTGGTACCCAACAGAGGAGTATGCAGCGGCTGCTTACAATTTTGCTTCACGGATTTTCTTTGGTGAGTACCGCAGAGAGAATCCAGATGTGCCGGAGCTCTGCCTTGATGATCAGTTCTACCTGTATCTGAAATGTAAAAGATATATCGAGAGATACGGTTGGAAAGTAAATACTGGGACCTATAACATGTTTCAGCATTTCGAGAAAGGAGTTGTATGGATGAAAAGCGCATGACTGCTGAGGAGAGGCTTCTTGAGAATGGCTACGAGGGCACAGTCTTCTTTACCAATTACTCCTACGACGACGCATTGATCGGTGTGTCTGATGATGGCCGTGCCATTTACGATTATGACCTCATGGTCGAGTGGCTCATGAAGGAAGAGGGCTGGTCTGAGGAAGACGCTGTTGAGTGGATTGATTACAACACGATCAGGGCTCTGCCGTATGCCGGTGAAAAGGGACCGATTGTAATGCACAGATTATTGTAAGAGGAGGAGCGACATGAGTGTACAGGAGATTCTCATTGCACTACTGATTCTTATTGTCAGCTTCGCTGTCATTTTTGTAATCACGCGCTTAATGAATGGGCAAAACTTCGACGATGACGATGATGCAGAGCAGGAGAAGTACCTTCGCGAGTATGCCGAGAGGAAGCGGCAGAAGAAACTGAAAAAACGAAGGAAGCGTGAGGACCACAATGTCGAACGCTTATAAGCTGCTCCGGGTGAAGAAAAGTTCGCCTGGGCAGCTTTTTCCATTGTTCGTTTTGTCTGATGAAGCACTGCCGATGCATGTGTGGCTCACGGCTAAGGAAGGACCGAGGACAGAGAATGGGAAAGTAAGATCCCGCCTCGGTCCTCTTGCCTTCCGACCGGGCTTTCACCTGTCGGAACTTCCTCTTGCTACGCACATCGGTGTGGTAGGCGACGGCGATGGCCTCTACATGCATCCGGATACAGTCTGGTGCAGATGTGAATATACTGACAGCGTTGATTACCAGGAAGAAGCTGATAAGAACGGCTGGAATGGAAAAGCGATAGTCCGCCAGAAAGCCTTCCTTGATCATATCCCTGTTGACGGATTCTATCATTACAAGACCCTGCCGCAGATGTTTGGCGACTGGATCATCGCAGGCGGCATGGAGATAGAAAAGGTTCTAGCCGATGACGAGGTTGCGGAAATCCTGAAGTTCTATGATCTGACTCCACAGCTAAGGCAAGAGCCGATGGATCTTTCTTCCTACGGTTTTGATATTTAACTTGCTATGTGCGTTCAGAAGAGGGATGTATGGTGTGAATCAAAAGATCCATGAAAGGAGCCAAATGATATGAATTTTCCGAGCAGAGAGATTGTGGAAGAACTGAGGAAGCAGTACCCGAAGGGAACCATTGTGGAGCTTGTCCGAATGGATGATGCCTTCGCTCCACCAATCGGAACCAGGGGCACAGTCCAGGGTGTGGATGACGCAGGAAGTCTCATGGTCCGGTGGAACAACGGCAGTGGCCTCAATGTTGTGTATGGTGAGGACATTGTGAAGAAGGTCTAAGATACACAATTCATGGCGGGCTCTGGCACTGAATCTTTGGTGGATTTATAGAGTCGAATTGACTGGATATATAGGGCCTAAAGAGTGATTAATACCATAACAAAAGAAAACAACCACGGCGAAAGGAGCCCACACCATGAAGAACACAGCAAAGCAGATCGAGAACATGAAGAAGCAGACCATCGGAGTTGAGGTCGAGATGAACAACATCAGAAGAGACAAGGCAGCGAAGCTTGCAGCCGACTTCTTCGGAACCGGAAGGTACGAAAACACAGCCGCAAGAAACGGATACTACTGCTGGAGCGCCTGGGACGCACAGGGCAGAGAATGGAAATTCCAGAGGGACGTAAGCATACCTGGCCCAGATGCTGAGAAATGCGAAATGGTTACTCCGATACTTACTTACGAAGACATCGAACTTCTCCAGGGACTTGTGAGAGAGCTTAGACATGCAAAAGCGAGAAGCTCAGGAGATCAAAATATGGGAGTTCACATTCACATCGGAGCGAAAGGTCACACAGCAAAGACCATCAGAAACCTGGCCAACATCATGGCAAGCCACGAAGAGCTTTTGATCAGAGCCCTGAACCTTGACCCTAGCCGCATCGGAAGGTACTGCCACACGGTAAACAGAAACTTTCTCGAGGCTCTTAATAAGAAAAAACCGAAAACCATGGATGGTCTTGCAGAGGTTTGGTACACAAGCCAGGGATGCAGCTACGGCCGAAATCAACACTACAATTCGAGTCGATACGCAATGCTCAATCTGCATGCGGTATTTACAAAAGGAACCATCGAGTTCAGACTTTTCCAATTTGATGCACCGGCCGATGGAAAGCAGAACGGCCTCCACGCAGGACAGCTCAAGAGCTACATCCAGCTTTGCCTGGCCATGAGCGAGCTTGCCAAGGAAGTAAGAAGCGCAAGCGCAAGACCTCAGCAGAGCGAGAACGACCGCTACGCGATGAGAACCTGGCTCCTTCGCCTGGGCTTCATCGGGGACGAGTTCAAGACAGCCAGGGAGCTTTACACAAAGCGCCTTTCCGGAGACACAGCCTTCAGACACGGCAGAGCAGCCGCTTGAAGGCCACGGAAGTAGACCTTCCCCACCGACGACCGCCAGAGTGCGGCCTAAGGTGGTAGAAGAGCAATTACTTCAACACTAACTTTGCGAAAGGAGCAAGATCATGAACATGGATTTTAACTGGGAACTTATCAAGCCGGAGAAAGGAAGAAGAATGAAGAATCGATATTACTTAGCCTATGGCAGCAACCTCGACATGGAACAGATGATGATGAGGTGCCCAGGCGCCAGGAGAAGAGGCTACGGCAACATTGAAAACTACGAGCTTCTCTACAAGGGAAGCAAGACCGGTTCCTACCTTACCATTGAGCCGAAGGCTGGAAGCCATGTGCCGGTCGGTGTCTTCACGGTGACTCCGGATGACGAGCGAAGGCTTGACCACTACGAAGGCTTCCCGAGATTCTACTACAAGAAGGAACTGAAGATCCGCATCTGGGACGAGGTTCTTGAAAAGCACAGGAAGGTCGATGCCTTTGTCTACATCATGCACGAGGACCGGAAGCTCGGGATTCCCTCAGCACTCTATGTGGCGACCTGCACCCAGGGGTACCTGGACTTCGGATTTGACCTGGACCTTCTCGAGGAAGCTGAAGAAAAAAGCTATGCGGCAGAAAGGGGTGAGTGACATGAAAGAAAGCAATGTCCTAGGGCTTCGCATTTGCCCGATCTGCGGCAAGCCCTACAGCGGGGTCCCGGCACTTTCAAGGAAGGATAATAAAACACTCATATGCCCGGACGATAGTGTACGTGAGGCTTTGGAATCCATCGGAGTTCCTTCGGATGAGCAAGAGAAGATCATCGACATCATACACAATTCACAGCGCCAATGAGAGTGAGATCTTTGGTGGGTTTATAGATCAGATAATAGTGGATAAATCCTTCGAAAAGAGTGATATATGTGTACAACAAAACAAGGAACACCCACCAAGGAGGACAAGACCATGTGGAAAGAAGGAACAATCGGAATCAAGAACAACGACGGAAGCTACACAAACTGCAGATACTGGGCAAAATGCTTTGAAGAGCCGAGCGAAGAGTACGGCATCGAAGGCGGCAGGATTTCAAAGCTCATGATCAAGGTAGACGGCAGGGTTACCCTGAACTACGACAGGAGCTGGGACATCGAGCCGGAAGACGAAGCCAGCCAGCTCGCCTTCGCAATCCTGATGCAGGAATACAACTAAGCATGAAAGCGGCAAGGCCGCAGAAAGGAGCTTCACATGACAAACTTCACACTTGGAACCCTGGTTACAAACTTTGGAATCACCGCTACGGTGGTTGGCTTTCACGAGGAGGCACACGACCTGATCCTGGAAGCTCCTGGGATCGGGAGATGGATTGCAGATCCTGCGAAATGCACACTGGCCGAAGGACTGGTCATGCACAGAGATGGCCTCGTTGCAATCGGCTGACGCATTGGAGGAGCCTTAAGAGGGGCTCCTTTTTACGTGGTATCGAAAGCATATTATAGACAAATCATGTGGCCATTCCTCCGGCGATCTTTGGTACATATATGACTCACTATCTACTGGATATAATCCTGCGACAGAGTGATATATAGACACAACAAAAGAACACCACCGCATTAAAGGAGGACAAGACCATGACAAGATTTGAAGCAGAACTTAACGGAAGCCTTGGAGCCTATTGGAAGGCCGCAGCAGAAAAGGAACTCGCAAGAGTTAAGGCAGACCTTGAAGCCGGAAAGATCACCATCGACGAGAACGGAGTCGCAAGAAACTGCATCGGCCGGGTCCTGATGGACGACATGCTTGAGAAGATCCTTCACATCACCGACAAGGCCAACACAGAGGCCACACGAGCCGCGAGACAGGCTGAAAACGAAGCCTTCCTTGAAGAGTACCGGAAGAACTACGAAGGCCCCACAGAGGAAGAGAAAGCCGAGATGAGGGCAGCATTTGGCGAAGGCGAGACGGTGGTCGACATCATCACCGGACAGCGCATTGCCCTTTAAGAATTTGGAGCCGAAAGGCTCCTTCTTCAGTGGTCTAAAGTACACATGATCCAGCAAGCATCTTTGTGTTGTTTATGCTTCGAATCAACTGGATAAATCTTCCGGATAGAGTGATTAATACCATAACAAAAGAACAGCACCTACCAAGGAGGACAAGAAAATGAGCAAAAAATATGAAAAACTTACAGTTTGGAGTGACCCAGATGACAGCGAGGTGTACACCTGGGAAGCATGGGATGAAATAACTGAAGACGAGCTTCATCGGATGCATGAATGTGACTTGATGGTAGCAGAAAGCATCACGCAGAGTGAAAAGGATTCTGCCGAAGAGATGTATGGAGAAGCCTGGGTAGAGCCCTCAGAGGATTTTGATGAATGGCTGCAGCAGGCTATCAAAGACGGGTATGTAAGGGAGAAGCGTTAATAGCATACAGCACATGCAGAACAGGCAGAGAAAAGGAGCTGAGCCTATCGGCTTCCTTTCCCTGCTTGTTGTGTATCCCAGAAGAAAGGAGGGACTTTAGATGGCAACAAGAGGAAGAAAGCCTACACCTACAGCGATCAAGGAGCTGGAAGGAAATCCAGGAAAGAGACCGCTTAACAGTAATGAGCCGAAGCCTGATACCACAGCGCCAAAGTGTCCGAAGTGGCTTGAGCCTGAAGCGAAGAAGGAATGGAAGCGGCTCTCGATAGAAATGGAGCGAATCGGCATCCTTACGAAAGTGGACATGGCTGCCTTCGCGGCTTACTGTCAGGCATATGCCAGATGGCAGGAGGCAGAGAAATTTATCACGGAGCATGGCACCATCGTCCGGACACCTTCCGGATACTGGCAGACGGTTCCGCAGGTCTCTATTGCACAAACTTATATGAAGATCATGGAGAAGCTTGCCGAGCAGTTCGGTCTTACTCCTTCTTCGAGATCAAGAATCATTGCAGGGAACCAGGAAGGACCGGCAGAGGATGAAATGGAAAAAATACTAAGGAGTGATCAGTAATGGATGATAAGAGACCGGATGGATATCCAAAGCTTGTGGATTACAAGCCCACGAGATTCATGCTTCCTACTTCTCACTATGATCCTGACAAGGCAGACAGGGCTGTGAACTTCATCGAGAATCTTCGTCACACCAAGGGCAAGTGGGCCGGGAAGCGGTTCTGGCTCCTTCCCTGGCAGGAACAAATCATTCGGGATATCTTCGGAATCGTAAAGGCGGATGGCAAGCGGCAGTTCCGTACAGCCTATGTAGAAATAGGCAAGAAGAACGGGAAACAGTTAGATGTAGATACGCCAATACCAACGCCTAACGGTTTTGTTAGTATGGGTGATCTGAAAGTTGGTGACCTTGTCTTTGATGAGAATGGGAAGCCGTGTCAGGTGGTTGCAAAGAGTGAAGTTGACGATACGGAGCAGGCATATCAGCTGACTTTTCGTGGTGGCTCCAAGATAATCGCAGGTGCCAGACACTTATGGAATTGTGATTACATTTATGGAAAGCCAAAGGCAGTAGAGTGGACTACCGAAGAGATTTACCAGAGAACGAAGTCTTATAGAACAAGATTTAAAGGAACGACTGATGAGAACAATTCACTCATTAGAATTCCTGTGTGTAAGGCATTGCAAATTCCGGATGCGGATTTGCCGGTTGATCCTTACCTTTATGGATACTGGCTTGGAAATGGATGTGCCACAAAACCGGAGATTACAGTAAGGACTGAAGACGTTGATGAAATAAAGTCATATATTCCTTACATACCGCATAATCAGTATCCGCAGCAGTGCGGTGGCAGCGATATTATCAATTACACAGAATTGAATCCGATTCTTGTATCTAATTTTCGAGAAAAGAAGATCAGAGATGAATATCTCTGGGGATCTGAAAAGCAGAGGTGGGAGCTTCTGCAGGGATTAATGGATTCTGATGGGTGTGTGAGTGACAGAAAGGGCCAGAGCATTTATGTAACAACAATTTTTGAGCTTGCTATTACCGTTAAGCAGCTTTTGTGGTCCCTTGGTATCAAAAATGCTGCTACCACAGAACCATCAACTAGGTGCGGAGAACAGACGGGTGAGTTCCTTTATACGATCAGATTTACGACATTCGATGATCAGCCTACGTCAAGGCTTAAGAGGAAGATTTCAAGAGGCAGGAAACGACGGAAACCGACAAGGTCCTGCTTTAATTATCTCAAGGATATTAAACCTATTAATAGACCGATTAAGATGCAGTGCATTCAGGTCGATAGTCCATCTCACTTATACCTTGCAGGAAATTCTATGGTACCCACGCATAATAGTGAGCTTGCCGCAGCTGTAGCGCTATATCTTCTTTATGCTGATGGGGAACCTTCCGCAGAAGTTTATGGCGCTGCCAGCGACCGGCAGCAGGCCAGTATTGTGTTTGATGTAGCAAAGCGGATGGTGGAAATGACTCCGGCACTTATGAAGCGGTCGAAGATCATGGCAGCGACAAAGCGACTTGTGAATTACAGCAACGCAGGATTTTACCAGGTTCTTTCCGCAGAAGTTGGAACGAAACATGGGCTCAATGTCTCTGGGCTTGTGTTCGATGAACTGCATGCCCAGCCAAATCGAAATCTCTACGATGTCCTTACGAAGGGTTCCGGCGACGCCAGAGAGCAGCCGCTTTTCTTTCTGATCACGACCGCTGGGAATGACCGGAACAGTATCTGCTATGAGGTACACACGAAGGCAGAGGATATCCTGAAGGGCAGAAAAGTTGACCCGACATTTTATCCAGTTGTTTATGGTCTTGAGATTGATGAGGACTGGCATGACGAGAAGAACTGGAACAAGGCAAATCCGTCCCTCGGGCAGACCATTCAGATCGAGCGTGTGAGGGAAGCTTACAACGAGGCTCTTACAAACCCTGCTGAAGAGAACATCTTCAGGCAGCTGAGACTCAATACCTGGGTTTCCAGTACGACCGCATGGATTCCGGATTTGGTATTCATGAAGGGAGCGGAGAAAATCGACATGGCTTCGCTTGAAGGAAGGGCCTGCTACGGCGGACTCGATCTTTCGAGCACAGAAGATATTACAGCCCTGGTCTTGATCTTCCCTCCGGATACAGAGGATGGGAAGTACATCCTGCTTCCGTACTTCTGGGTGCCGGAAGAGACGATACCAAGGAGAGTGAAATATCACAGCGTTCCTTATGATGTCTGGCACCGGCAGGGATACATCAAGGCGACTGAAGGAAACGTCATCGATTACAACTTCATCGAGGCGTTCATCAATGAACTGAATACACACTACCAGATCAAGGAGATAGCGGTCGATAGATGGAATGCCACACAGCTCATTCAGAACCTGGAAGGTGATGGCTTTACGATGGTTCAGTTCGGTCAGGGCTTTAAGTCGATGAGTCCGCCTACGAAGGAATTCTATAAGCTGCTACTTGAAGGCAGGATCGTTCATGGAGGGAACCCGGTGCTGAGGTGGATGGCCGGAAACGTCGTGGTCGATACCGATGCCGCTGAGAATGTGAAGCCTACGAAGGCCAGGTCCTTAGAGAAGATCGATGGAATCGTCGCTTCGATCATGGCATTAGATCGATGCATCTGCCATCAGGATTCGGGCAGCGTATATGACGAAAGAGGCCTCGTTATCTTCTGATCTATTTGTTTAATTTATCGGGTTGATAATAATCCGCTTCAGAGCGATAGATAGACTACAAAAAAAAACGAATCCACATAGGAAAGGAGAAAAGCACTATGAACATTCAAATCAAGACCAGCGACAGGAAGGCATTCGTAAAGATGCTCGTTGACCTTACAGGAGAGCAAAGCCATTACCTTGGAATGCCGACGAGAAATTTCCAGGTTGGCTGCTACACCATTGATCCAGACTGCAGACTGCTCTTCGACAGAGATGAGAAGAACATCCTTCCGACACTGAAGCAGAAAAAACTCATCGATGAGAGCTTCGAAATTCCGGAGGAAACACCGGTTGCCCGGGAGGAAGAAAACGATGAGGAACCTACAGAGATTGATCCGGACAGTCCGTTTCCGATGAAGATTAATGTGAGCGTTCCTCTAACAAACCACACTGGTGAGAGCCTGCGGCAGCTTGTTTACTTCATCTATGGAAGAGAAGAAATTTTCAACAAGGCAGTGAATGGAAACTTCCATGTGAACGAAGGATTCCTCACAGTCCTTGCTGACAATGAAAACGCCTTAAGCGTTACGAATTTCCTTTCGGCAAAGGAGGCATTCGAGAGCGAACACGGTGTGGCTCTTACAGGAATCGAAATCACAGAAGACAAGATTACCTACAGCGGCTTTGGGGAAGTAAACAGTGCCGAAGAAGCTAATGCTTACAACACTTTTGCTGCGAAGATCAACGAGTACGCAATCAGCTCCCGCAGGATTCTTCCAAAGAAGGCCAAGACAACTGAGAGCGAGAAGTACGACATGAGGAACATCTTGGTCAGAATGGGAATGGATGGTAAGAACTACAAAGCGGAAAGAAAGATTCTCATGAGCAAGCTTAGCGGTGAGAGTGCGTTTCCAAACAGGGTCAAGTACCTCAAATGGAAAGCAGTGCAGGATGCAAAACTTGCGGTGAAGAGAGCTGCTAAAGCAGAGGCAGAACAACCGGTAAACACTGGAACAGATACACAAGACAAGGACAGTGAGGCAGCCGAGTAAACTAAGTAAGGTCTAAGTAGGCCACACAAACACACAATGCAAGATGGAGCAGAGCAGAGATGCCCTGCTTTTTCTATGGAGATATTCATGATGTTAGTTCTATTGGTTGTATTTGCTGCTGTGCTCATTCCCTTTTTAGGAGCGGCAGTAGCTATTTATAAGCTTAGCTTATTTATGAGAAACGAAGAGGGAGGTAGTTTATGGCAGGCATAAGATTATTCAGAAAGAACTCCCCGAGAGATGAGCCCCATATGTCTATCAGGGAGAAGGCAATGATGGTACCGAGGATTGAAGATAATATCCGTGATTCCGGACAGACCTATGTATTCGGTCGGGCGGAGAGTGGGGAAAACGTGACCGAGAAATCGGCTATGCAGATAGCAACGGTCTACGCTTGTGTGAGACTTCTGGCGGAGACGATTGCTGGACTGCCGCTTCACCTGTACAGATACACGGATAGCGGGAAGGGGAAGGAGAGAGCATTTGATCATCCACTTTATAAGATCCTGTACAGGCAGCCGAATGAGGAGATGACCTCGTTTTCCTACAGGGAAAACATCATGGTGTCACTTTTGCTCTGGGGCAACAGTTACAGTCAAATCATCCGCGATGGCAAGAACAACGTGCTTGCACTTTATCCGCTCCTTGCTGAAAACATGGAAGTCGACAGAGACGAGCATGACAAGATTTATTATATCTACCACGCTTACACAGATGAGAAGCCGGGAGAGAAGAATAAGGATATCTACTTCAAGAGAGAGGACATCATGCATATCCCGGGCCTCGGATTCAACGGCCTTGTGGGATTCTCACCGATTGCTATGATGAAGAATTCCCTGGGAACCACGATGGCAGTTGAGAAGTACGGGTCAGCCTTCTTTAAGAATGGAGCGCAACCTTCCGGTGTTCTTGAACACCCGGGAATTCTTAAAGACCCGGAGAGGGTAAGGGATGCATGGGAGAGAGCTTATGGCGGCTCCGGCAATGCTCACAAGGTTGCCGTCCTTGAGGAAGGAATGAAGTACGAGCCGATATCCCTTCCTCCGGAAGATTCTCAGTTCCTCTCTACACGCCAGTTTGGCGTTGAGGAGATCTGCAGGATTTTCAGGGTCCCACCTCATCTGGTTCAGGATCTTTCCCATGCGACATTCTCCAATATCGAGCACCAGAGCATCGACTTTGTGATGCACACGCTGACGCCGTGGCTTGTGAGGATTGAACAGACCATCACGAAGGATGTGCTTCTTGATGAGGAGAAGGATATCTATTTTCCAAAGTTTAATGTTGACGGTCTTCTCCGTGGCGACTACTCGTCAAGGATGTCCGGCTACGCGACAGGTATCAGTAATGGCTTTCTTTCACCGAATGACGTCCACAGGCTTGAGAACATGGACCTCATTCCGGCAGAGAAGGGTGGTGATGACTATTACCTGAACGGTGGTTATGTCCGTCTTGAGGATGCGGGAAAGTACCAGGGTGCGGGAAGCAGTACAGAGGAATCCGAACCGGCTCCTGATTCGGAACCGGAAGAATCTGACCCACAGGAGGGAAATGGTAATGATAACTCAAACGACAACCCAAACAGCAACGATAACAAAAGCCAGCGTGAAAGGACTGGCAGAGTTAAAGGAAGGAGAAAGCGATGAATAAAGACGTAAAGAAGTTCTGGAGCTGGATTCGCGACGCGGATTCCGGCGAAAGAGTTCTCCGTCTTGAAGGTCCTATCGATGAAGATAACTTCTGGGGTGATGAGATCACGCCTAAGGACTTCAGAGAGGAGCTTGAAGCGGAGGATGGAGATGTGACCCTCTGGATTAACAGTCCGGGTGGTAACGTATTTGCGGCATCAGAGATTTATACGATGCTCCGGGATTATAAGGGAAAGATCACTGTGAAGATCGATGCAATTGCAGCATCGGCAGCTTCCGTGGTCGCTATGGCAGGAGACACTGTGTTGATGTCCCCGAGTTCCCTTCTCATGATTCATGACCCTAGTACCATTGCCATGGGAAATACAGAGGACATGGAGCATGCCATCACTGTTCTCAATGAGGTAAAGGAAGCCATCATTAATGCCTACGCTGACAAGACCGGTCTACGCAGAAATAAGATTGCAGAGCTTATGACTAATGAGACCTGGATGAATGCAAAGAAGGCGGTTGAGCTTGGCTTTGCGGATGACATTTTATTCTCGGATAAGAAGGAGGATGAGTCTGATGGGGATGAACCCGGAGAACAGGAGACTCATGAGGAACAGGCCGGAGTTGATGAAAATCCTGATGAGGAGGAAACTTCGGAAGGAACCGAAGAAGAGGAAGAGACTGAGAAGGAAGGCGGTAAGGCGATTAAGATTGAAACGCCAGTGCCACAGATCTACTCAAGCCGAAAGATGGAACTCGCCATCTTGAACAGACTGATGTCTGAGGAACCGAAAGAGGCTGTGGATAAGAAGCCAGATAAGCCTGGTGCGGATAAGGCACATGTTAAGAATCAGGAACCAATCGAGGATAAGACCTCTGTGGAAAACTCCGATTCTATTGGCTTAGATGGTAAGACTAAGGATGGCTCGGTTCCGTATCTTATCCTTGAGAAGCAGTTATCACTTCTTCGTTAATCATTTTCATACCTAGGAAACAGGTCGGTGATTCACCGGCTTTTTTCATGCCCTGATTTAGGGGCATAACCATAAACCTGCGCCAGATGGCGCAAATAAACAACGCGCTACGGCGCACACTACAGGAGGATTTATATGAACAAGATTTTAGAGCTTAGAAAGCAGCGTAACGACCTCTGGGAGAAGACCAAGAACTTCCTTGAGGAGCATCGTGGGGAGAATGGCCTCGTAGCTGCCGATGCAGTTGAACAGTATGACAAGATGTCTAATGACGTCGTTGCCCTTGGAAAGGAGATCGAGCGTCTTGAGGCGCAGGAGGAGATTGAAGCAAAGCTTGCTGCTCCTACTTCCCGTCCGGTGATGGCCGACCCTCACATCGAGGCAAAGCCTAAGAATGTGAAGCCTACAGCAACCGATGAGTACGATGCGGCATTTTTTGATATGCTCCGTAACTCTGGTGATCCGATGCAGGTAAGAAACGCGCTCTCTGTCGGTACGGATTCTGAAGGCGGCTACACTGTGCCTGATGAGTTTGACAGAAAGCTTGTCGAGGCGCTGGAAGAGAATAACATCTTCCGTAACCTTGCGACCATCATCAAGACCGGTTCCGGCACTCACAAGATTCCTATCGCTCAGGATAACTCTGAGGCGTCCTGGATTGATGAGGGCCAGGAGATTCCTGAAGGCGACACTACCTTCTCTCAGACAACCCTTTCGGCCTACAAGCTTGGTACGATGATCAAGATCTCTAACGAGCTCCTTAATGACTCCGCATTTGATCTTGCTTCCTACATCGCGACCCGCTTTGGTGTCCGCATGGGTAACGCGGAGGAGAAGGCCTTTATCACCGGTGATGGGGATAAGAAGCCTACCGGTGTTCTTGCCGCGACTGGAGGCGCAGAGAACGGTGTAACGGCCGCTTCAGCGACGAAGATCACATTCGATGATATCTTCGACCTTTACTACTCCCTCAGAAGTCCTTACAGAAAGAAGGCTACCTTCCTCTGCAACGAGGATGTGGTCCGTCAACTCATGACTCTTAAGGATAATACCGGCAATTATATCTGGAAGCCGTCTCTTGACATCGCAAAGCCGGATACCGTTCTTGGTCGTCCTATCCAGACCTCTTCCTATATGCCTGAGGTTAAGGCAGGCAACAAGGCTGTCGTATTCGGTGACTTCAGTTACTACTGGATCGCTGACCGCCAGACTCGTACCTTCCGTCGCCTGAACGAGCTTTACGCTACCACGGACCAGGTAGGCTTCCTCACCACCCAGCGTGTTGATGGCAAGCTCATCCTTCCGGAGGCACTGAAGACCCTCACCATGAAGGCCGGAGCCTGATCGGTAACTAATTGACTTGAGAGCGGACCACACCGCTCTGATTTTACTTCGGGCACTGGTCCTTACCGGCTGGTGCCTGATTTTATTGGAGGCGGGCATGGTAACACTTGATGAAGCAAAGAAATATCTCCGTGTGGATTTCGATGACGAGGACGATTTCATTAACCATCTTATTGATACAGCGGAGTCTCTCGTAAAGGATACTGCAAGGGTTGATGAGCTAACAGATGATACAGCGGAGAGGATAGCAGTCCTCTATGCAATCGGATATCTTTTCGAACACCGGGAAGACGCTGACCTTCACAACTTAACTCTCATGCTCCGCTCCATTTTATTTGGAGTAAGAGAGGTGAAGTTCTGATGAATATTGCAGCGATGAATCTCCGCATCACCTTTCAGAAACAGGAAGTCGTGAAGGATAAGTACGGAAACCATACGACAGAGCAGGCAGATTACATGACCTGCTGGGCTACAGTCTCTGGGTCCGGTAATGAAGAGGATGCAGCTGGCACGACAAATCCTAAGGAGACCATGGATTTCACAACGCGCTGGTGTGAGGCCCTGTCAAAGGTAACTTCTGATGGCTATCGTATCATAGCGGATGGGAAGATTTATAACATCCTTTATGTGAACCCGATGGGGTACAAGCATAATTCTTTGAAGTTTCACTGCGAGCTTGTGAAGAGGTGAGCCTATGGGAAAGACAATCAAACCAGAAGAACTTGCTGATGAAGTTATGAAGGGCCTCGAAGAATACAAGAACCTTTCTACGGATGCAATGAAGGAATCGGTTGAGAAGGTCGCAAAGGATGTAAAGAAAAACATCCAGGCAAATGCTCCTGTGAAAACCGGGAAGTATAAGAAGTCCTGGAAGGTAAAGAAGACCGAAGAGAACAATGAGAGGCTTGTCTGTACTGTGTATGCCGGACGTTATCAGTTAACGCACCTTCTTGAAAACGGACATGCGAAGAGAGGCGGAGGCAGGGTTGCCGCAATTCCTCATATCCACCCGGCAGAGCAGGAGGGCATCAAGGAATTGGAGAGCAATATTGAAGAAGCTCTTGAGAAAGGCGGCGGGTCATGACGATAGAAGAGTTCAAAGAAGTCCTCGATGAGTCAGGACTTCCAAATGCTTATGATCATTTTGCAGAAGGGGAGTCTCCGGACCCTCCTTTTTTAATATTCCTCTCTCCGAGAGAGGATACGTTTGGAGCGGACAACATCGTCTACGCAGGTTTTCCTGAAGTGAATGTCGAGCTCTATACGGATAAGAAAGACCCGGATCTTGAGACGAAGATGGAGAAGATCTTCTTAAATCACGAGTTTTATTACGTGAAGTCTGAGACCTGGATCGACTCGGAAAAGATGTATGAAGTGCTCTATGAGCTGACTTTATAAGGAGGCATTTATGGGTAATAAAAACAAGGTGAGGTACGGCCTTAAGAACGTCCACTATGCATTAGCTACGATCGCAGAGGATGGTACAGCAACCTATGAGAAACCTGTGAAGTGGTCGGGAGCTGTGTCTATCAAGTTTGCTGCACAGGGAAGCCAGGAACCTTTCTATGCGGATGACATCAAGTACTATGTGACAAGCTCCAATACCGGCTACAACGGTGATCTCGAGACCGCGATGGTTCCGGAGGATTTCAAGACTTCAGTCCTTGGCGATATCAAGGATTCAAACGGAGTGCTTGTGGAGAATGCCGATGCGCAGCCGGTTCCTTTTGCTCTGCTTTTTGAATTTGCAGGAGATGCGAAGGCAATCCGTCATGTGCTTTATAACTGCACGGCCAGTCGTCCTGACATGGAAGCTGAGACGAAGGAGGATAAGGTCTCTGTAAAGACTGAGGCACTTACGATTGATGCTTCGACCATCTACTGTAAGGACCTTGATGTGAATGTCGTGAAGGCAGATACATGCTCCGATACGGATGAGGCGACCTATAACGGCTGGTATGATGCGGTCCACGCTCCGGCAAAGACAACAACAACTACTACTTCTGGCGCAAAGGCAGCATCTTTTACCACGACTACCAGCAAAGAGTAAGGAGTAAGCCATGAGGAAAGAATTAGAGATGGTCCTCGAGGATGGGAGTAAAAAGCTTCTGCCCTTTGAGGCAAATGGCGCGACAGCAATCCTCTATCGGATGACTTTTCATGAGGATCTGATGGTCACGATGAATAACCTTGCAAGCAGCAATCTGGATACCCTGGTCGGCGCGAAGCTTGCCTATGTCATGCATGCCCAGGCAGAAGGAAAGACGACCGGCCTTTCAATGGATGACTTCATTCACTGGGCGGCAGGGTTTGACGGCATCTGCCTTATCGAGAAGCTTGATGAGTTTGTCGCGATCTATTTAGGCAACCGGGCTACGACTTCGGAACCAAAAAAAGAGGACGCCCAACTGACAGAGAAATCAACACCGGAGTCTACCTCTTAAGGTGTAAGCAGTTGGGCTTCTCCTTGCCGGAGCTATCCATGGTAGAAGAGGGCCAGGTGTTTGATGTTTTACTGGAGAGCCAGAATGACGACTTCGAGTATGACGAGGTCGCAGTGCAGAGGGATTTTGATTCGTGGTAAGGAAAGGAGGTCAGGATGGCTGATCGTATAAAAGGTATAACCGTCGAGATCGGCGGTGATACTACAAAACTCTCTGACGCCTTGAAAGACGTCAACAAGTCAATAAAGGATACACAGAGTCAGCTTAAGGATGTGAATAAGCTTCTGAAGCTTGACCCTGGCAACACTGACCTTCTTACTCAGAAGCAGAAGTATCTGTCGCAGGCAATCTCTGATACGAAGGATAAACTGAAAACTGAAGAGGAAGCATTAAAGCAGTTAAAGGATGCGCCTCAGACGGAAGAGACCATAAAACAACAGGAAGCCCTGACTCGTGAAATTGAAGATACGAAGCAGGCTCTTGATGGGCTCAAAGATTCATACAAGGAGGTCGGCTCGGTCGCAGGGGTTCAGCTCCAGGAAGCCGGAAAGAAGATGAAGGATGTGGGAGAGAAGATCACCGGAGTCGGTGAAGGTCTCAGCACCCATGTCACCGCGCCTATCGCTGCGATCGGAGCTGCTTCCATGGCGGCATTCACAGAAGTTGATGAAGGCGCTGATATCGTAAAGACGAAGACCGGTGCTGCTGGTCAGGCACTTAAGGATATGCAGGACGCGGCAAATGATATCGCAACAACAATACCTACGGATTTCGCTACGGCAGGCTCTGCTATTGGCGAGGTGAACACGAGGTTCGGTCTGACCGGGACAGCCTTAAAGGATCTCTCTCAGCAGTTCGTAGAGTTTGCTTCGATCAATGATACTGATGTCTCGACCTCGATTGATAACGTGTCCTCAGTGCTTAATGCATTTGGTATGGATTCTTCTCAGGCAGGCGGTATGCTCGATGTCCTGAATTCTGTCGGGCAGGCGACCGGCCTCTCGATGGATAAACTTTCTCAGGACCTTTCCGGTAATGCCGCACAGCTGAAATCGATGGGCTTAAACGCGACACAATCTGCACAGTTCCTGGGGAATGTGGAGATGTCCGGTCTTGATGTAGGCACTGCTATGGCTGGTATGAAAAAGGCCATGAACAATGCGGCCAAGGATGGCAAGACTCTTGATCAGGCGCTAGGTGAGTTCAGTACCACCATGAAATCAAACAAGTCGGATACGGAGAAGCTGCAGGCAGCATACGATTTGTTCGGCTCGAAAGGTGGCGCGGCTATCTACAACGCCATGCAGACCGGGAAGCTTTCATTTGATGGCTTCTCTTCAAGCATGGCTGACTTCAAAGGAAATGTGGAAACTACCTTCAATGACACCCTTGACCCGATCGATAAGTTCCAGACGACTCTCAATCAGCTGAAGATTACAGGAGCAGATATCGGCAACTCGTTAACAACAGTTCTTGCACCAATGCTTGAACAGGCAGCGGCAGCCTTAAAGAAGTTCTCTGAATTTTGGCAGGGTCTGCCGGAACCGATGCAGCAGTTCATTATCAAAGCTGCACTTGTGGCTGCTGCGGTTGGACCAATTCTTGTGGGAGTCGGAAAAGTCGTATCGGCTGCCGGAAGCATTACTGGTGTGATTGGAAAGATTATGACGAGTGTCGGCGGACTATCTACAGGACTTACAGCTTTCAGTTCTGTATCTCTTCTTCCGATGATTGGAATCATCGCAGGTGTTGTTGCGGCAGTCATTGCGGTTGTCGAGATCGTGAAACACTGGGGCGAGATTACGGAGTGGTTCGGCGGAGTCTGGGATAAGATCTGCTCCGGGGTAAAGACGGTAGGCGAAGGCTTAAAGGCCTTCTTTACCGGGCTCTGGGACGGAATTAAGACTACAACCGAGACAGCCTGGAATGGTATCAAGACAGGTGTTTCTACTGTCTGGAATAGCATGAAAACCGGCGCCTCTACTGTGTTTAATGGAATCAAAGAGAGCGTTTCCACAGCATGGAACAATGTGAAAACCAACACGAGTACTGCCTGGAACAACATCAAGAGTACGGTCGAGAAGAATGGAGGAGGCATCAAAGGAGTTTTGAAGACTGCCGTCGATGGTTATTTCTCAATCTGGAAGGTAGGCTTTCAGGCAATCAATACAGCGACCGGAGGCAAGCTCGGTGAGGCATTATCTACGGCCAAGAGCAAACTAAATTCTATCAAGCAGGCTTTTACTGACAAGATGGGTGGAGCGAGAGACGCAGTAAAAAACGCCATCGATAAGATCAAGGGATTCTTCAATTTCCACTGGTCCCTTCCAAAGCTCAAGATGCCGCACTTCTCTTTCTCAGGAAAGTTCTCTCTGAACCCGCCATCAGTGCCAAGGTTTAACGTTAGCTGGTACAAGAAGGCCATGGATGAGCCTTATATCTTGAATTCACCTACCTTGTTCGGTATGTCTGGCAGCAGGCTCCTTGGCGGAGGAGAGGCAGGAGAGGAGGCAATTGTCGGTACGGACAGGCTTTCTCAGATTGTCCAGGGTGCAGTTGCTGCTGCAGGAGCCGGAATGGATCAGACGATCGTGATCCCGGTCTATATTGGGCAGGAACGAATTGATGAGCTTGTGGTGAAAGCCACGCAGAGAAATAACTTCAGGTCAGGAGGCAGATGATGTTAAAGAAAGATTATCCGATCTACTTCGATGACACCAAGATCTTCTGGCCATCGAAGTGGGAGGAAAGTTACGAGGTTGTCGAGAAAACAAATCAGACAGAAGCGGGTACGGACCAAGTCATTGTCACGAGATATGACAAGCTCTCCGTTTCCGCTTCTTTCAATTGTTCCGCGACCTGGGCAGCTAAATTTGCACAGTTTCGGGATACGGACTCCATTTCTGTAAAGATGTATGACCTTAAGACGAAGGCATATAAAACAAGAGTAATGAGGATCAGGAACTTCAAATCTGGAAGGGAAGAAAACAGTGAGAAACTCACGGACACGAATGGCCTGTACGAAGTATCCTTTGATCTTCAGGAATTTTAACGAGGGGAGGCTGCAATGTACGCAGTATCAGATGCTTTTAAGACTGCTATGAAGCAGCCGGTCCAAAGTTTCAGATTACAAGGGTATATCGGGAAGACAAAGATCACGGAAGACAATGTCCTCGCCGGTTCCCTTACGATAACGAATCAGTGCTCCGGAGACTCATCGGTAGATATCGGTCAGGTATATGTCGGTGAGCTCTCCGGCACTTTTATGGATACAGGAATTGCACGAAGGAGCTGGAAGGGACTCGTGATCAACCTCATGGCAGGGATAAGGCTCGCGGATGGGTCATACGAAGATATCCCACTCACTCCTTATACGATTTCCACAGCAGACTGGTCCGCTTCCGGTGTCGTCGTTAAGGCTTATGACAACATGCAGAAGTTCGATAAGGCACTCAGTGCATCGATCACTTCCGCACCGGCTTTTGACCTCCTGACCCTCGCCTGCACGAACTGCGGCATGACACTTTCAAATACAGAGGACGAGATTCATTCCATGGCAAACGGGACGAGGAACCTCGAGCTTGCTGCCGGATCTGACATCAGTACCTGGAGAGACCTGATCTCCTGGGTTGCACAAACACTGTGTGCGAATGCGACGATTGACAGAGATGGGAAGCTCAGGCTTTTCCAGTACGGCACGACCGTGGTTGATACCTTGGACCCGGAGCATAGATTTTCCGGAGCCTCATTCTCTGATTTCTACACTTACTACACTGGTCTTTCTTCCGTTGATCAGTCATCAGGAATGACGAAGTATGTGAATATCACTCCGGATGATGGTCTGACCTATAACCTCGGCACAAACCCGTTTCTGCAGGGAGGAACTGAGTCGAGCCGTGGAGCGATGCGGAAGGCAATCTTAGACGATCTTACAAAGATCCGCTATGTGCCATTCTCCTGTGAAGCAATCGGAAGTCCGGCATATGACCTTGGTGATTGTCTTAAATTTGTGGATGGCCTTGCGGACAATGACCTCTGCTGTATTACGAAATTCACCTGGACCTACAACAGTAAGTACCAGATGTCAGGCTCGGGTTCTGATCCGGAACTGTCCGGCGCCCAGAGTAAATCAGATAAGAATATCTCAGGGCTCATTGCATCAAGCTCAGCGGATACGGCTTTCCGCATGGCTTTCATCAATGGTATGAAGGTCGATGTTGGTGAGAACAAGGATACATCGATTATCCTCTGTGCATACAGGATGAGCAGTTCGACATTCGTAGTTTTCCATGCGGTCTGTGATCTGCTTATTTCTACGGTTGAAGGCGGCTCAGAGGAAGAAGGGTGGACCGAGACAGATGCGGATGCCACCTTTACTTTCTATATCGATAAGGTAAAGGTCGCAGACTATACAGTCGGCCAGTGCTGGCAGGACGGGATGCATAACACGGCATTCCTCTATTCCCTGATCAAGCAGGAAGCCGGGATTCATACATTTGAGATTTATCTTAATATCGCAGGCGGCACTGGGCACATCGACCCGCAGGCTGTGAGAGTTGTGATTGACTCGACAGGTCTAAGAGCCAGGAGTTCCTACATCTATATCACAGGAGACCCGAAGACGCAGTACCTTCCGGGAGAGTCATATACATCAGCCGGAATCACTGTTATGTACTACAACGGCAAGGATATGAGTACGGTTGATGTGACAGATAAAGCAGTCTTTAAGCAGGAAGATGGAACGGACGCCAGCACGATTAAATACCAGGATGTCGGAACATATCCGATTTCTGTTTACTATACAAACGATGACGGCGATGAACTCTCGACCGAGTACGGAACCTTCGTATCCGGACTTACTCTTGAGAGCGAGCCTTCAAACAGTTTCTACACATCAGACCTCTGGGCCCCGGTAGGTCTTTCGATTGGATTTGAGGATGGAGGTGATCTTGGATGAGAGACGTAACAAGACAGTGTTCTTATACAATTGACGGGCAGACCCTCACCTCCGAAACAGTCCTGACAAAAGGAAAGCATAAGATTCAGGCTACCTATACAGCTTATGGAAACACCTATCAGCTTTCTGAACCTTTTGAAATCGATGTCACGGACCCTACGCTTACGGTTGAGGATTCGAAAGAATGGTATGTATCTGACGTCTGGGATTCCTCGGGAGTGAAGGCTACTTTCACCATGGATTCCGATGAGGATGTAACATCATCGTCCTCTATTCTTCTCGATGGAGCGGAGGCAGCAGGAGATGGGCTCAAAGAAGGAACACATAGCCTCACTGCTTCTTATGCGAGGAATGGAGTGACCTTCAATGCAGAGGCTGTGGAGATCACACCATCTGTTCCGACGATCACTCTTGAAGAAACACATGAATTCACTGTCGGGGATGCCTGGACTATAGAAGGAGTCAAGGTCACCTTCACGAGGGATTCTGACACAGATGTCACCTCTGATTCAATGGTTACGGTAGATGGAATGGAGCCTCCGGAAACGCTATCGGCAGGAACACATAAGATCGGGGCAACCTATATAAGAAACGGCATCACCTTTACGGCTGACCCTGTGGAGATAACTGTTGAGGGTGGCGGAGAACTCACAATCGTAGCTGAGAAAGGCCTTTATGAGAGTGATCTTATCCTTGAAGCAATCAAGGTCATGTCTGGAAACACCGATGTGACTAACGAATCGCCCATCACAGTCAACGGCGCGGCTCCTTCAACAACGGAAGGTGTGAAGCAGGGCTCCTATACGATCAAGGCAACCTACAATGGAACCGAGGCAGATCCTCTTACCATCGAAGCTGAAGCAGCAGAGCTTACAGTCGAAGATTCCCATAACTTCACGGAGGGCGAGAAGTGGACCACAGATGGTCTGGTGATTTCTCATAACAGGGACCAGGCATACGATGTTACGAGCGAATGTACCTATACCGTGAACGACAGCGATCCGGCGACTGTATCTTTTGCTTCGAATTCAAGATTCCCTCTCTCGGCAACCTATGTGAGGAATGGAATCACGTTCACCGGAGTTGGTTTCGTCGGTGCGGATGTCTACGATGACATGAATGCGAGCGCTGACGGGACTTCTCTTGAATCCTATAACTCCTATTACACTGACGACATGGTTTCAAACTGCAAGTTCCAGGAGCTTGGTACACCGGATGTATTCTATGATTCTTCTGAAACCTATACTGGTGAGCTGAAATTTACGGTAGTCACGAATAATGATCCTATTGCGATCTGGCAGGTGAGGACCGCAGGCAGTTATCAGGAGAAGGACGATAGTGATATAGATGTCCACAACAGGAATTCGTGGAATATCTCGAAGATGAACAGAGTCATTCTCGGTGTCACCTTCTCTAAATACACAGGCTCCGGCACATCGAGAACGGTCACGAAGTCATACGCTTGTAATCGCTATTCAGTAAAAGCTACGTTGAATGGGCATCTCTATGATGAAGACTACAGTGATGCGGTGCCAGATACGAGCAAGCTTCTCTTTGACTTTGGCGTCGGCGGTGTGGAGGCAATCGTTACATTCCCTAAATGTATGACAGGTGATTTCTGGTTTTCAGAGAATAGTGCGCTGCATATGAATGTCAGCGAGAGCCCGGCAGTAATTGTGAACGAAGCAATCTATAACCACGAGACTCTTGATGCGACTTCGTATTTCCGTTTTGATTCTTATTACTTCGCGACAGAAAGTGAGCAGACCATTTTTCAGGGCGGCTGGCATGATGATTTCACCACTGAGACTGGCGAGTATTACGCCTGCATTCACTCATATAAGACAGAGCTCGATGCGAAGACGAAGAACGTGAAGATCATGACAAGCGAAGATGAAGTGAAGGAGTGGCTGAAGGACCTCTATGATCAGATGATAAAGGACGGTGATATCAGTTGATTACTTATAACGGGCATTCAAAGGTGGTGATGCGATTATGCGAGGCGGTTAATAAACTCGAGGAAAAGGTCGGAGCTATCAAGGACACTGACACAACATATACCCTGTCGATTGATGGCAATAAGCTCACGCTCACTCCTTCATCTGGGGAGCCGCAGACCATAGAGCTTCCGACATCAGGCACAGCATCAGAAACAACAGACTCAGGGACAACGGACTCTGGGACAACAGACTCAGGGACAACAGACACAGGCACGGATACAGGAGGTGGTTGATATGGACTGGATTTTGAAATACTGGGTACAGGAATTATTCGCGCTTATCATCGCCGTCCTCGGATGGTGTGTGAAGAAGCTGAAGGGAAAGAAATCCGAATACGATGTTTTAAGAGAAGGGATTCTCGCTTTGCTGCATGACCGATTGTATCAGGCCTGCAGCTTTTTTATTGACCAGGGATGGGCAACACTCGAGGACAGGAGCAACCTGGAATACCTCTATAAGCCATACAAGGCACTCGGTGGAAATGGAACCGGGGAGCATTTGTATCATGAGGTTTTGGAGCTTCCGTTCAGCGAGAAGGAAACAGGCAATAAAAGAAGCAACGTAAAAAACAACCAAGATAAGGAGGAATGAACTATGGACTTTGGTATCGCAAGTGTAGCTGCAATCACTGTGATTGCGTATCTGATCGGTGCGGCATGCAAGGCTGCTGAAAGGATTCCAAATACCTGGATTCCTGTCATTTGTGGAATCGTCGGCGGGGTGCTTGGAGCAGCTGGGCTGTATCTCATGCCGGACTATCCGGCCACTGACATCGTAACTGCCATCGCAGTCGGGATCGTCTCTGGATTTGCGGCAACTGGAATCAACCAGATCTATAAGCAGGCAAACAAGATAGACTAAGAGGAGGTGATCCTTTTATCTCGGCTGCCCGTCGTCAAAGGGCAGGCTCTTCGGATGGGAAACAACATCTGGAGGGCCTTTTCTATTGCTCTATTTTTATGAGGAGGTTTTGTTATGGGAAGAACAGCAACGGATCTTATCAATGTCATGCGAGGGTGGATTGGCTTCTCCGAAGCAAACGGGAAGTTCAGGCAGATCATCGATCTTTATAATTCTCACAAGCCCTTATCCAGGGGCTACAAGGTAAAGTATACCGACGAGTGGTGCGATACCACGGTTTCTGCTGCGGCAATCAAGGCAGGAATGACCGACCTGATCGGTACGGAATGCGGCTGCGAGGAGCATGTGAAGATCTTCAAGGCAAAGGGCATCTGGATCGAGAACGGAAATATCACTCCGAAGCCCGGCTACATCATCCTTTATAACTGGGACGATTCTACTCAGCCGAATGACGGACATTCTGACCACATCGGGGTTGTAGAAGCTGTGAATGGAAAGACCATCACGGTTATTGAAGGTAATCGCGGAAATGCCGTAAGTAGACGCACGATTCCTGTCGGCTGGGGCTATATCAGAGGCTATGCCGCTCCAAAGTATGATGCCGAATCAAAGATCGTGGCGAAGATGACAATCGAGGCAGCAGCAAAGGGAGTCCTTGCAGGAAAGTACGGAAATGGTGATGACCGGAAGAAAGCTATCGAAGCTCTTGGCCTTGATTATTCCACCGTCCAGAAGAGGGTGAATGAGATCGTGAAGAACTCCGGCACGAAGATTCCCGCGAAAAAGTCTGTGGACGAGATTGCGAGAGAGGTCCTTGCAGGCAGGTGGGGAAACGGAGATGACAGGAAGAATCGCCTGACTACTGCCGGGTATGATTATTCCGCAGTACAGAAGAGAGTGAATGAGCTGGTGAAATAAGCCAGCTCTTATTTTTTAGGCTGCTTAGGGAAAAAGCCAGTGCGCTTTTGAGCTTGTGTTAAAGAGCCTCAGGCTTTCATAAATTGCTTCAAATAAGCCCTCCGGCTCTTTCAATCTTTGGTGGATTTATGGTGCAAAATCACCAAGAATTGACTTGCTATTAGTTCTCACCTACGGCAATATTACCACAACCCGAAGGTTTGAAGGTACAGACCAGGGGCAGCGCAGGAAGCACGAAACTTCATAGAGAAGTACATACATGAAAGGAGGTACTCCATATGGGTACAACAGAGGGAACCACAGAAACTATGATTGAGCAGAAGGCAATCAGACAGCCTTTGATGCCGGAGCAGAACATTCTGCCGAGCGGCGCGAAGCTCACTATCACACCGGCTACTAAGAGGTCGACGCAGAACGTGAAGACCCTGAAGCAGCAGGAAAACGTAAGAGTTGCAGCCTACTGCCGAGTTTCAACGGACGAGCTCGACCAGCAGAATTCCTTCGAGAACCAGTCAAACTACTACAAGGATTTCATCAAGCAGAAGGAGGGCTGGACGCTTTGCGGAATCTACTCTGACGAGGGAATTTCCGGGATGTCCACCAAGGGCAGACATGGATTCAACCGCATGATCCGCGACGCTAAGGCAGGAAAGTTCGACTACATCATCACAAAGTCAATTTCAAGATTCTCCCGAAACACGGTCGATGGACTTTCCATTGTGAACGATCTCAGGAATCTGGACCCGCCAATCGGAGTCTACTTCGAGAAGGAAGGCCTCGACACCATGCAGAAGGGCTGTGAATTCCTGCTCTCCATCATGATGAGCATGGCCCAGGGCGAGAGCGATTCCATTGGCGAGAACATCCAGTGGACCTACAGGAAGAAGTACTCCGAAGGCGATCCACTCATCAATCCGGACAATATCTACGGATATAAGAAAGGCGAGAATGGAGAATGGGAGATCGATGAAGAGCAGGGCGATGTCGTGAGAAGGATCTTCGATCTTTTCCTTGCAGGCTGGGGTACACAGAAGATCGCGCACACACTCACAGCAGACGAGGTCCTCACACCGAGAGGGAAGTCACAGTGGAATCCAGGAACCATCCATTCCATCCTTGGAAACGAGAAGTACAAGGGAGACGTCCAGATGCAGAAGTATGTCACGGTCGACAGGAAATCGAAGAAGCACAAGAAGAACAGCGGCGAAGCGAAGACCTACTACCTTGAGAATCACCACCCTGCCATTGTTTCAAGAGCAGAATGGGATGCTACCCAGAGGATTATGGAAGCGAAGAAGAGACCGAGCACCTACAAGCATGGTGACGCAACGCATTTCTCACCGAAGAAGATCCTCACCTGCGGAGACTGTGGCAAGGAACTTCATGTGAGAAACATCGACAGATCGGTGAGCGGCTACCTCGATGACAGGAAGAAGTTAAACGGCTTCGGTAGCTACTACTTTTACGAGAAGGAGTACTCCTGCCCGAATGGCCATGCGAGAGTTTTCCGAGGCACCTTCGAGCAGAGCTTCATGGAAGCCCTTTACAGGCTGAAGAGGGACTTTGAGAAGTACGGCGACACCAGTGACCTCGCGACTTCCTTCCAGAAGGCACTCGATGATGCGGCTCTTGACGAGAAGATAGACCTTGATCTTCTTGAAATCAACTATCAGGATTTCGTGAATGCCCTTGAGTCTTTGCCAGAGAAGAACTTGGCTGGCTACGACATGAAGATCAACGGAGTCGACACGGATGGCTCCCTTATCAGGACTGAGGACGGAAAACTTAAGGGAACCAGGCTATACGATCTTAAGGCAGGTAAGATAAAGATCACATCGGACAAGATTGAGGAGGCTCCGGATATCCTTCCTTTTTCAGAAGAGATCATGAAAGGCTTTATCAAGAATGGAAAGCTTTACAATGACCGCATCGTATTCACCACGACCTTCGGAATCGAGATCACTGCCAAGAACACAGATAGAAAGATTGATTCCTTCCTTGGCTTTAGAAAGTGCGGTAATGACGGCAAGATCCACATGGTTCTTGATCCCTACGAAGTCGAGAACGATAAGCCTTACTACAGAATGACCGGCAACTGCGTCGGGAAGATTGAAGAGTTAGAGGAGAAGGAAGAACCTGCGGAAACAACTGAAGAACCCAACGATAAGGTAGCGGTTTAAGACTCACCCCTGCACTGAAGGCTTCAGGGCCTCCGGTGTGGGGGATTTTTTTGTGTCTCCAGTCATTCGTTCATTGAATTTTCAGATATCTTAAGTGGCTATTCGGAGGGTGGTGTGGTATACTAAAGTAGAAGTAGTATATATTGATTTAAGGGGAGTATAATGAGCGAATTAGATAAGACTCAGTGGCACCCGGCGTTTTGCGTTAGCATGGAACTGGGTCTTAAGAGTAACAAAGAGAAGCTTGAATTTCAGTCGGAATTGAATCTGAATTCAAAACCTATCCAGCTTGATCTGATGGTTATTGAAAAAGAGTCTGACTTAGCGATTGAAAATGTAATCGGCAGGATCTTTAGGAAATATAATATTTTTGAGTATAAATCACCTGAAGATGAATTGGGTGTTGATGAGTACGCTAAGCTTTTAGGATATGCTTGCTTATATAAAGCTGCGTCTCCAAAGGTTGACAGTAGAAAATTTGAAGATATAACGGTATCATTGGTTAGGAATGGAAAGCCAGCCAAACTGATCCAGTGGTTCACTGATAAAGGATGTAAGGTAGAGGAAAAATACAAAGGTATATACTACATCTCAGGTGATTATACTATTTTTCCTACACAGATCGTTGTTACTTCCCTTTTGGAAGGAGATGACAATATATGGCTCAGAGCATTGACGAACAATTTGAGCATAGAATTGGGCAGAAAACTTGTTCTTGCGACCAGCAAGCTGACTGAGAAAGATGATAAGGAACATGCGGATTCACTTCTGCAGGTTACCATGGAACGGAATATTGAAATCTTTAGAGAAATTAAGGAGGATCCGGTTATGTGTAATGCATTAAATGATTTGATGAGACCCGAACTTGATGCAGCAAAAAATGAAGGAATAAATGAAGGAGCAAATAATGCTCGTGAAGAAATCGCAAGAGGGCTCATAATAGAAGGAAATTATAGCGACGAAAGGATTGCACAAATATCTAAGCTCTCAGCTGAAAGGGTAAGAGAACTTAGGGATGAAGCTGACTTTGAAGCGCTGCAGGAATTAAGCAGAAAAAATAGGGAAGAGAATTCCGAGAAAATTTGATTCCAAAAAGGAATATGAGGAAACACTGGATGAAAAATATCGCCATCAGAAATAATTAGGACTGATTGTAAAGACGCTTGTATAGAAGGACGTGCGGGCCCTTATTTTTCTTTATAGAAAGTTATCAGAAAATTACTTGCTATGTACTTTGACCTACGGTAAGTTACTACCTACGAATTCGAATCAGAAAAGAAGGGTGGTGACGATGCCATGACTTACATATCCGCAGGACCTGCGACAGAACTGTTCATCAGACCAGCATTGGGATTATTTCTCAGTGCTGGTCTTTTTCTATTATAGGAGCAATTTTGACATGAACGAAACACTAGGAGAACGTCTAGCAGAGGCAAGGAATAGCAGCGGATTAAATCAGAGCCAGGCAGCCAAGCAGATAGGTGTGCAAGCACAGACCTTATCGGGTTATGAAAGTGGGTATAGGGAGCCTTCATATGATATCCTGCTGAAACTTGCGAGTCTATATCACGTAACAACAGACTATCTGCTTGGACTTGAGAAAAAGAAAGCCATTGAAGTTGAGGGATTAACCGATGATGAACTTAATGCCTTTAAGACGCTGATTTCTGATCTGGCCGAGAAGAATGCCAAACTGACAAAATCTCGGAAGTAAGAATGCCAAATTTAAACGGATTTTAAGTTGTTTGGCAATCTTAAATTTATAAAGAATCCGCCATTTATGCGGACTTCAGGGCTCAAGGATGCCAAAAACTAAGGGTGCCAGGGGGTGTGCGATAAAAGCACTTCTCCCGGGCCCTTTTTTAATACATACTCGCGAAATGCGTATGGGACTATTACCAAACGCGTAGATGATTTTCATAGAATTATTTCAGAATAATATAGGGGAAGGTGTAAGCATGCAAAATGAGATATCAGTGAATTCGTACTCTGTGGTAAAGGCAAAGCAGGTGGACTGGCTCTGGTATCCATATATTGCTTATGGAAAAATTACTGTGTTGCAGGGAGATCCGGGAGATGGGAAATCCACATTCATTTTGGAATTAGTCGGTCTCTTGACTAAGGGGTATCCTCTGCCAGGAGGTGGGAAAGCAAGCAAGCCTATCAAAGTGATTTATCAGTGTCTTGAAGATAATCCCGAGGACACTATTAAACCGAGGCTAATCAAAGCTGGCGCGGATTGTGATAAAGTCTTTTTCTTCCCGGAAAATCCAGAGCTGACACTTAGTGATGAAAGGTTAGAAAACACTATAAGAGAGCTTGGAGTAAAGCTTGTTATTTTTGATCCTTTTCAGTCATTTATGCCTAAGGACGCTGATTTTACAAATGCTGTGAAAATGCGATCAGCGTTGTCTCCTCTGGCAAAGGCAGCAGAGCGGTGTAAGTGTGCTGTTGTCTTAATAGGCCATATGAATAAGGATCTTGGCGGTAAGAATATCTACCGGGGACTTGGAAGCATTGATATTGCAGCGATTGCGAGAAGCATCCTGATGATATCCCGGAATGACGAGAATCCTTCCTTCCGTATTATGAGTCAGATAAAGAATAATCTGGGACCGGAAGGTTTAGATATTTCTTTCGAGTTTTCAAAAGAGGGCTTCGTTTGGCATGGAGCACTTCCAAGAAAACAGGAAAAATTAGAGGACCAGAGTCTTTCGCAGGGAGATAGAGCCAAGGAAACTATCAAGAGCCTTCTTGCAGGGAATGACCTTAAAGCCACGGAAGTAATGGAACATGCAGCAATGTTAGGCCTTGCAGAGCGTACTGTGAAGAGGGCTAAAAAGGACCTGCATATAAAAACATATAAAAAAGGAAACGCGTGGTACTGGCATCTGCCTGAGAGTGTGGCAAAAAAGCAAAAGGAATGATTCATTATGGGAAGATCGACAAATACAGCAAAAGAAATTAAGAAGAATAAGATCCGGCAGAAGATTCAGAACGCGAATGCATCGGACCTCATCGTCATACCCGAGAAGCCGATTGAGTCCATCGAGAATAACAAATCGATCAGACGTGTCGCGGCATACTGCCGAGTATCTACGGATGAGGAAGCACAGACATCTTCGTTTGAGCTGCAGAAATCTACCTATACAGAAATGATCACTCAGCATCCTGGCTGGGAGCTTGCCGGAATCTATGCTGATGAGGGTATTTCCGGAACTTCCTTCAATCATCGTGACGGCATGAAGCAGATGATCGAGGATTGCAAGGCGGGCAAGATCGATATGGTCATTACAAAGTCTATCGCTCGTTTTGCAAGAAACATCGTCGACTGCCTTGATACCGTGGAGATGCTGAAGAACCTGCCGCACCCTGTTGGCGTGGAGTTCGAAACAGAGCACCTGTACACCCTGGATGACAGTGGCCGAATGATTCTCGCTATCCTTTCGACAGTCGCGGAGGAGGAGAGCCATTCAAAGAGCCTCATCATGAACTGGTCGGTGGAGAACCGCTTCTCGAAGGGAATCTTTCTGACGCCTCCGCTTTACGGCTACGATCAGGACCCGGAGACGGACAAGCTCGTGATCAATAAAGAAGAAGCGAGAGTGGTCCGGCTGTGTTATTGTCTGTATCTGAATGGAGCATCGTTCGCTTCGATCGCAGAACTTCTGACGAAGATCGGAGTAAAGACGTACACAGGGAAGGACCGCTGGAATTCTTCAACCATCCGCCAGATGTTATCGAATGAGCGTCATTACGGAGCAGTGCTCGCACATAAAACATACACACCGGATTTCCTGACGCATAAAGCCAAGACGAATGACGGCCAGAGAAAGAAGTATCTGCGGGAAGAGGACCACGAAGCGATCGTCAGTAAGACAATTTTTAATGCTGCGATTAAGAAAATGCAGTTTGACAGCGCGCAGAGCTCCTCTGGTCCTATGCCTTCTCTCAGTGTGGTGGATTCGGGAATCCTCAGCGGATATGTTTCGGTGAATGGCAGGTGGAAGGGATTTTCTGATGCTGATTTCCTTGAGGCAGCGGAAAGTGTGTCTAGAGAGCCAGAAGTTGACTCATCAGACGAGCCGGAGACTTTTACGCTTGATGATTATCAGGTGGTGAGCTCTGCGCTTTTTTCTGACCTCTCCATGCCAAAAATGACGATCAAGCAGGGAAAGATCCAATTCAATACCTCCTGCCTTAAACGATTTGAAAATGTGGAGTATGTTGAGATTCTGCTGAATCCCGTAAAGAAATGTCTTGCGATCCGGCCAGCTCACGGCGGTGATCCGAATGCTATGCGGTGGGGAAAGCTGAAAGACAGTCGGTGGTATTCCTACCAGAAGACATATCGTGGTCTGACAAGTCCTCTGTTTGAACTGATGGATTGGAATTATGAGGATAAGTACTGCCTGTGCGGTTCTTATATGACCGAAGGCGAGGACCAGATTCTCTTATTCGATCTGGCAAATCCAGGAATCATAGAATCCAAGCCAAGAGCAGAGGACAAGCGGAGCACTGTTCAGAATGATACGGCAGATGCAACAGTGCCGAAGGATGATGCACTTAATACTCAGAACGGCTCTGATGAATCATACAACTCGGATGTTGAGTGCGGGGATATCTCATTTGGTGAAAAGGTTTTATTCACGAAGAATGATGACTCTGGCTACAATATCATTTTTCACGAAATTCCCTATCAGGGAGAGTGGCTTGCACTTAGACCGGCAACATTTTTTAAGTACTGCGCGGATATTACCAACGAGGAAATGTCATCCCTCAGAGAAGAATCAGAGCAGCTTCTCAGTGAGATAAAAAAGGATGCGGCGACAGGCGGCGAGAACACAGATGCCATTGAGAAAACAGGTGAAGCGGATGCTTAAAGCAGGAGTTATAAAGAGGCAAATTTTATGGAACCAAATCAAGTAGACGGCACATTTTATTCTGACGAGAAGGCTGCGGAGATTGCCGCAAATTTTAGCTATGACGGCTATCAGGTAGTGCGAAGGGAGATGTTTGCGCATCTTGCCTGCCCGGCCGTCACAATCCGGAAGGATAGTGTCACCTTTAACACTGCCTGCATCAATGGTCTGGAGGACGCGGTCTATATCCAGATCTTTATGAGCAGGAATCAGAAACGCATGGTCATTAAGAAGAGCAGTGAAAGTGTAAAAGACTCGCTCCGATGGTGCGTGAACCGTAATGACAAGCGGAAAACCAGAACTATAACCAGCAGGGAGTTCTCCGGTATGGTCTATCAGATGATGGCCTGGGATGACAGCTGCAGGTACAAGATCGCCGGGCATAAGATCCAGTACCAGGGCGAGACTCTGTATGTTTTCGAGCTTTCTGAGCCGGAGATCTTCCGTGAGCGTCCAAAGAGAACTAAAGAAGAAAAGGAAGAACTCGAAAAGAGATTGTCTCCTGAGGAGCTGAAAGAGCTCCAGCGTAAGGAGATGAAGGAATCCCGTACGCCTTTCTATCCTAAAGATCTTCAGAATACATTCGGTGTTCCTGTCAGTGAACATGAGGATCATCCCACACTTGGAGACCCTGTTCAATACACAGGGATGAGTGCGTTCTCAAAAGAAGAATCTGAAACTCAGGGAGAGCAGATGACGCTCGATGCATTGACGATGCAGGGAGGAGATTCAGATGGACAATACTAATATCCCGGCCGGTCTTCCTCTCAATGGCATCTCGTTTTCCATAAAGAGGTCGCGGGTCCTTATTTATCGTTCTACGATCCGGGAACTGAAAAGCCCGGAGTACATACGATTTCTCCTGAATAAAAAGAAGCATACGATTGCGGTTCAGTGCTGCGAGCAGATTGATCAGGATTCCTTCAAAGTCCCGGATCTTGCCAATGATAAAAGAGTTCAGTTTGAGATTTCAAGCATGAACTTCCTGTCAATCATTTATGAGATCGCCAATTGGGATCCGAAGAAGACTTATCATCTGACGGGCTACTATATCGAGAAGTACCGCCTGGTCCTCTATGATCTAAATGAAGCCAATGTTATCAGCGATGATGAGTTCGTGGACCCTGAAAGATCAGAGGAGTAGTATGCCAGAAGATAACGACCATAAAACATATCTTGGCTGGTACTTCGAATTCCAGTGTACCGATGAAGTGAAGCACGAGATCGAGCAGTGGGCAGCCGATCACGGAGAATCATATGTTGACGGCTATTACGATTTCATGATGAAGCTTTACGGGTTTGTGGTTGATTACATTCCCGGCGGGAAGGCTCCGGAGTACGATGTCAGGAAGTCCGCTCTTGAATCAGGCATGTCACACGTCATTTTTTGTCCTGTCAGTGCAGGAGAGACAATTGAAGCTATCAGGGGCAGATTTCATGACCTGTGGGAAGACGAGCCTGTCTTTAAGTGGTCCGCGTCATACATGTTTTCTTTCGCTGATGATGGGTGCGTTAGAAAAGACATTGACGATGACAAGCGGATCGTCTGGAAGAAGACGGAAGAAATCTGATCAGCTGTGGCATGGCATTACTGAAAGTCAGCGCTGCTTTTATCAGCTGCTTTCCGGTAATAACGGGCTCCTATCTGCGCCCAAAGCCTCATATCATGCTCAGAGAAATTGTCGACGGCTTCTTTAAGCTGGTGGTGTTCGTCTTTGGCAGCCAGGATAGCTTTGAAGCTTGATTCAGAAGGAAGATTGCTGTTCATATGGATTACCTCGTTTCTCTTCATTATAGCTATCTCACGGCTTCCTGTATATAAAGGAGGCCTCATTTTTATTGAATTTTCAGATACTTAAAATAGAATGCCAATAGGCAGTGTGATAAAATAAAATAGACAATTGTGTCGGGATGGGTTTTGGGAAAGGCAGAATTATTGGTAAACAAACGGAAGAATAATAGAATTGATAAGCAGCACAGGCATCACAACGCGTCAGGACACCATAATGCGTCAGGACACCATAATATATCAGGACACCACAAGGCGTCAGGACACCACAATGTATCAGGACTTCACAAGGCGTCAGGACTCCACAATGCCTCCAGGAACCGTAAGGTGTCAAAGCAGCGCAAGTTGCCGGAGAGAACGCTGAACATATGGAATAAATATGATTTTTTGATGTGCGGTCTGGGCGAGAAGAACATGCTGATTGCAAGGCTCAAGCACATAAAAAGATGCTTGAAGTGGAGCGGGCAGAGGATTACAAGAGGCTATGCTGACTGCGATCTCTGGAGCATAGATAACTACTTGCAAAAACTCCTTCCGGATATGCTGAAGAAGTTTAAGGATACACGGCATGGATCTCCGGCAGAACTGGGTGAGAACTATACAAACGAACAAGGTCATGTGGTAAACGATACCTGTCATGAAGAATGGGACAAGATACTTGATCGTATGATCTTCCTTTGGCGGGAGACCGATGAAGAAACTTGCTCCAAGAAGAATCCATATGAGGAAGAGCATCGAAAGGCTTACGAAGAATTCGACGCTAAATATGGGATGCTTGGAGAAGGTCTTTTAACAGACGAAGAAAGAGAAGAGTCTAAAAAAGGCCGCGGCACCCGAGTGCATTTCATGAGCGAGCTGCCGGAATACAAGGAAATATCGGAAAAATATGAAGCCGCAGAACGGGAGCTGGCTACTTACAGGGATAAGTGTAAGGACGAAGCTATGGACCTTATGAAGCGGTATTTCTGGGATTTGTGGGACTAAAGAAAATGACATGGGATGATTATAAAAACCGCATGAAAGCCTCTGATCCAGTTGCTGGAGAGGTTATCAAAGAAGCAGAAGAGCTTGCACGCGTGGCTTGCCCTTCACTTGAGGAATTTGATGCAGTGATGGCAGAGTCGCAGCACTACGCGGCAGAAGCCGGAATGACGGAACATGACATTTCAGACGCGATCAGGGCAGTGAGAAGCAGGCAGTAAGAAGCAGGCAGTGAGAAGCAGGCAGTGAGAAGCAGGCAGTGAGAAGCATGCAGTAAGAAGCGGGCAGTAAGAAGCAGACGGAAATAATAAATTGATAACAACTGGGAATAACGATGAATAAGATTTATCAAGCGAGGACTGGCCTGGGGCTCTCCAGGGGCTATGTCGCGAAGGCTGTGGGATTAAGCGAAGAAGAACTCCAACAGGTCGAAGAAGGCAGCATAGGCCCTTCAGAAAGCCTCCTGACGAGGCTCAGCGGGCTTTTCCACCTGCCGGTTGAATACTTTACGGATGAGGCCTTTCCTGATGGCCAGAACGGGTTCTCAGGCGAAGACAATATTACTGAACATGATCGCCAGGAGATAGAGAACCTTCAGCATTTTAAGAAGAACCTTTCCGCTGCAGAGGCAATGAAGATCTTTCAGCAGCAGATGCGTGGAGCGGCAGGGAAGGCAGGATTTAAATCAGAGGAAGATGTCGCTGACTGGATCACGGCGGGCAGAAGAAATGAATAAGAAATATGAACGTTCAAAACAGAGGCAGCGTTGGCAAAATGAACGTTCAAAACGGCAGAGGAAAGTTGCCGAGCTGGTCTGAAGCAAATAATATGAATGTTCATATTGCTTTATCGTCATCTCGTCGGAGCTTTTCAGGACTTCTCAAAATGAACGTTCATATTGCCATAAAAAGCCAATTTCTCGATGAACATTCATTTTGAAAGTATATTTTGAAAGTACATAATTTTATTTCACACAATAAAAAATGAACGTTCAAATATTACTCCCGGTCATCCGGGAAAATATGAACGTTCAAAATGAAAAACAGCTCGATTATGTACTTTCAAACTGTGTTTCAGGCACACATTAGTCCGAAATGGACTTTCAGATTTCAAAATTCTTTAATATGAACGTTCAAAACGCATGACGCCGGGGATTTCCCATAAGATTTGAACGTTCATCTCAAAGTACATAATTTTTCCGATATGAACGTTCAAAACGGAAAATATGAACGTTCAAATCACAAAGGAACTAGACCTTCGAAGATCAGAAAACGAGGGCTGGTTCCTCTTTTTTTTCCCGAAATGAACGTTCAAATTTCATATTTTGGGGAATTTGGGCAAATGAACATTCAAAATCGAATCCATCTACCGCAGGTTAGCAGCAAAATAGCAGTACGGCTGCCAGAGGGGTGGGTTTTGAGATTTAGGGGTCAAAAGCCAAGGGCTTGCACGATATAAATCTAATAAATGACAGGTTGTCCTGTCTACCTTCTCGGTAACCGAGGGCTTTTGTATAGTGGGGTCTAAAACCCCAGGTAACTACTATAAGACTGTCACCTCAGTTCGAAACGGTGGTAGATAGGAAAACCTCCGGCTTTTAGATAGTAATTTTGTGCAGTTAGTGAAAAGAATAGGGAGTCGGATAGAGATTTTTTGTACAAATAGACATACATAATTTACAGAACGAGATAATGACAGGTGTGACTGTCTACTATACAAAAACCACACCCTGCACCGCCTTATAATAGTCACCTCAGCTCCAAACGGTGGTAGATAGGAAAACCTCCGGTTTTTGAGAAGAAGCAGAGGTCATTAGAGGAGGCGGTTTCCAAGGGAAAAGCTTCTCAGGAGGATCTCGACAGGGTATGCTCTCAAAAGAAGCGGACAAGATGATCGAGTCCTTCTCAAACGAGATCGAGCCGCAGCTAAAGACCAACCTTGCTGATATCAGTTATTGGGCGGG